ATAGCTACGCGGGATCTCTGCGCGGCTGAGCTTGCCCGCGCGGGCCGGCGCAGTTGCTTTTGGCTGCGAGGTGATCGCTCGCAGACGGAAGCGTCTACCAGGACCTCGTAGCTGTGAATGTCTGCGCGGCCAGGTTACTGAAGGGATGAGCTTATCGGACCCCTCGGAGACTAAAAAAAATCAAGAATTATGAAAATAATGTTTGACAAGTGTATTACATCATTGTATACTCCTGACTGTTAGACGAGATTGAAAAAGGAGATTAAAACGATGACAAGCACGAAACTTACAGCGATGGAGATTCAAGAAATGATAGTAGGTAGCTTTGTTGATGCGGGCGATTACATTAATTTCATCCAGTCTGACGATAACAACGCGCCGGACTGGCAGCGCGTTAATCAAGTCGAGATTGAGGGCGACGTTGAATACGACCAAGCTATTGCTCGCATTAAGGAGAGCTTCAAGCAAGCTTCGCTGGCGAGAATGGAAGCTGACATCAAGGGCTATGTGTTCGACCAGGACGACACTTGCCTGCCTCTGTTTCGCTATGCTTCGCAAGAAGAGATAGAGACGATGGCTGAAATGAACTACGATCAAGCCCGCGAAGAAATCGAACAGAACGGGACGCTTTTTTAATCGAACCAACGAGGGTCGCAATCGGCCCTCAGTGGAATGACGGCCAGAGCAGCATTACGCGCCTGAGCCAAAAGGAGGAGATGAAGGCGATGACAACTGAAAGAACAGTGAACAGAAATCGGAACAATGGCGCGCAGGCAAATCTCGTCAAGGCCGTCAAGGAACTCGGGCACCTGGCAAGTCCGCACTATTTGAAGGAGCTTGGTTACACGGAACAGGAAATCGAAAAGGCTGTCAGAGATGGTCAGCTCGAATGGCGCGGGGATGGCAACTTGAACATCAAAGAAGATTGAGTGGAATACATGAAATCAAAACTTACGCCCGTTGAGCGCCACGCCGAAACAGAGAGGGTCAAGCAGTTTCTCGACCTGTTTGCGGCTGGCAGTTTCCATGTCGGCAGGCTTCTTACCGTTGACGACATATCTTTGCTAACCGCTGTGGCGCTGCGCCTGCAAAGGGAGCAGGCAGAGGAGGGCGAGTAATGCCAGCCAAGCAGGAAGATGCGGCGGAATTGAGGCCGACTTCGGTCAGACTGTCGGACCATACGCGAGCGTTGCTCGCCGCGCTCGGCAAGAAGTACGGCTCGCAGGGAGTGGCTGTTACGCTTGCCCTAGAGTTGCTCGCGCGCGAACCATATCGCAATGACGTAGATAAGCTAAACGGCAATCCCCGGAAGCGATGAGAGGTGTACGATGCTCAAAAACATTGCTTTGGTCGTGATGATGATATGCGTCGTCGTCATGCTTTTGCATTCGCGGTCCTCTGGCAACTTGCAGGCAGAGAATGAAGGCTTGAGAGACAAGGTTGCGCTGCTTGAAGCTAAGGCCCGCGACTGCGACAGCTATCTTGCAAACGCGATGGCTGCGCAAGCTGCTTTCGATTCCGAGAAGCAGAGGCTAGAGCGCGAGATAGAGAGGCTGAAGAGGGAGAAAGGGGAGAGGTAAGCAGCTATGACTAGAGAGTCGATTGAACGCTCACAAGAGCTACTCGAATCGTTCGCACGAAGTTATGGGTTGCCGGTATCGGTCGGCTACTTCCCGCCGTCTCACGCGCAGGCTATCAACTACAACGAGCGCACAATTCAATTCACAGATGACAGCTTTTCCATGTGCGGAATTTATGATCAAGGGAAGATAGTCGCCGTCGTCGAATTCTTGAAGAATTTCTGCACCTGTAATCAGCACGACTGCGACCACAGGCAGGACGCCATCGGCGCAGCCTTCACCCTGATTCAGGCACATCAGAAGTTCAACGCCGCAGAGTGGGATCGCCGCCGTGTTGAGGCCGCGATTGATTCGGGGAAAGGGTTGTTATGAAGTATCTAGCTATGATCGGAGCAGCCGCCCGTGACCGCATGGCCGCCTATTATGCCGTGACCGAGGCGACCACCCGCAAATGTGTGGCCGCCCGCAACTGTATGACCGCCCGCGACCGAGTGACCTGTTCCCACCGTATGACCGCCTGCGACCGTTCTACCGCCTTGTACAGTGTGTCCTGCTCTACCTGAATATGTATGTCCCATAGTGGCGAAACTGTAGCATAGGGAGGGCTTGCGATGAAAGGCTCAGAACTTATCAAGCTGATTCAGGCTGAAATAGACGCCTTTGAGCAGCCGACCAACAGGAATTATCCGCACCTTGCCCTCGCTCTACGGTGATGCCTCTGTCGGCGCGATAATGGGATTGGAAAGGAGTAAACCAGGGCCAAAGCCTAAGCGAGCGAAGAAAAGGGGTGACAGTATACCAGAACAATTGTTTCTGAGTTGGAGGTGTTAAAAAATGAGAGACCAATTGGAAAAAGCAGATTCACTGCTCAGCCAAACGCAGGACTTAATTCGGAAGTCCATAGCGACGACAGGTCGGTTTGAGCTACTCGAAAACGCAAAGGAAGTTGTGGAAATCGAGTGGCACGACCGAACTGAAACGCCACCGTGCGGCTTAATTTGGGCCAGTGATGGTTATGGCCTGTGGACGCTTCGCTCTGATGGAAAGCCGATTCCAGAAACGGCTACGGCAGTTAAGTTTTGGGCGGTCGCGTTAATCCCGAAACCGCCATTAATTGAAGCGAGAAAGTAAAGGTGTGGGTGACAGTATGCCAGTCATGGAGGAGGCTAGGAAGCGATGAAGACTGAAGAACTCGAAAAAGAATTCGAGCGATTGAAGCTCGAGAATCCGATCCTGCGCGCCGCGCTTATGCTTCACAGGCGCGGTGACTGCTCGCTTGAAAATGCGCTCAAGTACGCGGTCGTATATCTCGCCAAAGAGAGCGCGGTATATAAAAACTCGGTGTTTCGGGCTCTTACGACATCGCGAGTGCCGCTTGATTTTGCTGACGGTCTTTCGCTGAGCGTGGATGCACCGCTCAGCGATGAGAGTGCGTGCTTCTTAGAGTCACTATTGCCGCGACTCCCCTTATACTGTCCGAAGTGTAAGCATCAGAGTCTCAATGATACCTGGCGGCGTTCCGGGGATGGTTGGCACTGTAGCCATTGTGGTCATCTGCTTGACGAAGCCGAAGCCGACAGATGTCACTGACTAAAGATTTAAGGTTAAGATGAAATTCAAAGACAGCGTATCTATAAACATCGACGGCGACGAGCTTGAGGACGAATCAACCCTCGACTCATACCGCGACCGCGCACTTATGGAGTCAATCGCTGAGATAGAGCGTCGTCGTCCCGATATGGCACAGCAACGCTCTGTAATTCACATCGCGGGCGAATACATAGGCGGCCAGCAGCGATGCGTGAGATGCTCGCGCGTGCTGATTGATAACAGGCATATTCAGATCATCGACGGCACGCGCGTGGCTATCTTCACGCGCGGTACAGATGTAGCCGAAGTGGCAGGCGGCTTCTGCTTCAGGAGCGGTCACGAATTGCGCGAAAACGAAGTTCCATGCTCGGATCAAAGCTCTGAAATTGAAATGATAATCAGGCAATAAGAACGAAAAAGTTCGCCCGGCGTCAACTTTTTTCTTTAACTGCCATCGCTTTATTGAACAGTAATTTACAATCGCGACGATTCGCTCGCACAGCACGCCTCGTAAATCCCACCTATTGCGCAGCCATTTTTCTTATGCTATATGCGTTTACTGTCAGGCCCCAAAGCATCAACCTGATAAAACGGCGACGAGCAAGGGTAACAAAAGCTGAATACGGTTCTCCCCGACAGGGTAGACAGGCAACGCCACTGCCTGTCGTGAGATTATGGCCCGCATTCAGCATAACTGTCTCTTGACCTACAAGAGATCGCGACGACGACATCTTTGAAAGAACAAAAAAAAGCAAACCGCTTTCAGCGTCGCCAGGCCGCGCGGATAAGCGCGCGCGCAAGGAAGAGCAGACATGCAGGTCCCGAGATGATGAGCGCCCGAGAGGTAGAGATGCGGGCGGCGAATCAAGCCCGCGTGAAAGAGAGCAGGGATAGCCGCGAAGTGATTGAGATTCGCAGGCACGGCCCGCGCGTATCGGAAAACTCGCGCATCCTTGAGCGTCAGATGATTTTCGCAGGCCCGCACACGGGCGGCGCGGTCTTAGATCAGTTGATCAGGAGCAATGAGCCCTGCTTCTCGTATGAGGCGGAGGGTGAGAACGGGCGCAGGTACAGGCGTGAGATTTACCGCGCGACCGTGAAGAGATAAAAAGAATCGCGGGGGAGACGGGCGGCCAGGTCAGTCTCCCCCGCGCACGATTGAACGACACTTACATCGGAAACAAATAGACGACCGGGCAAGTCGTTCAACCATGACCCGGTCGCTGGCCTCGCGGGGCGATGAAGTCTTCCGGCTTTGTCGCCCCGTTTGACGCGCTCAGAGATAGCAATTTGCGCCACACAAGTCAAGCGGCTTTTGTCCTGGGCGCTCAAATAATTTAAGCGTCGTCTAGACTAACCCCATGCACGATTCATAACCCCATGCACGATAAAAAAAAGCAGCGTGAGATCGCGGACCCCGAAGGGGTGCGATACCGGGTAATGACGCGCGGCGGCAAGGAGTGGCTTCAGCGGCTCTGCGACGCGAGGGACAACACCTGCGGGCGGCTCGCGATGGCGCATTCGCCGAAGTGCAGGCAGGACGGCGGCGCGACGCCGCGCGGGGCCGCGTCGGTTCACACGAAGACAGGCGAGCACTCTAAGGATTTCCAGACCCGCTTTCGCAAGCGGGCGGAAGAGTTCTTAGCGAACCGTGACGGCAAAGAGCTTGCCCGCGCGATTGCTTATGCTACGACGCTCGTAGAGGATGCCGTCGAGCGCGTAGACAGCTTCGAATCAGGCGCGGCGTGGCTTGCAGCGCAAGATGCGATGAACAGGAATGATCGCTGGTCGGCTAAGAAGATAAACCCCGGCGACGAGGCGGCGCGCGCAGAGCAGCTCGCAGAAGTGGAGCGAGCGTCGGACGATTTGAGGCGGGCGATCAAGCAGGGCGTTGCGGAGCATCACTCGAAAGAAGAGCTTAGGAAGCACGTCGAGTTTCAGACGAAGCTCGTCGAGCGCGAGACAGGCATCGAGGTCAAGACGGGGATGATGGTCGCCTTTCAAGAGCTTATCGCCGCGAGCAATCGCACGTATGACATTTTGATGAAGTATGTCGAGCCTTCCAAACGAGCAGACCTACTCGACGAACTTTCAGGCATGGTGGCTCCAGCGGCTCAGAGATCGTTTATCGCGGGACATTGAAGATCAGCAAGCGCAGGTAATAGACCGCCCTCTATTCAAGACCTACAGGCCGCACGGCGCGGCTGCTGAGCTTCATCGCAGAACGGATAAAGAGATTCTCATTAGCGGCCCTGCCGGGACCGGGAAGAGCAGGGCGGACCTTGAGAAGCTCGACGATGTTCTGACTCAATACCCGGGCGCGCGCGGCCTCATCGTTCGTAAGACGCTCACAAGCCTGAAGAGTTCCGGCCTCGTCACCTTTGACGAAAAGGTCAGGCCGCAGGATAGAGGGGTCACCTTTAAAGGCGAGAGCGCGAAGCGGCCCGCTCAGTACACATACCCGAATGAATCCGTCGCCGTCATAGGCGGGCTTGATAAAGCCGACAAGGTACTCTCTAGCGAATACGACATCATCGTCGTCATTCAAGCCGAAGAGTTGACCGTAGATGACTGGGAAAAGCTGTTGACGCGACTGAGAAACCACGTCGTGCCTTTTCAGCAGCTCATTGCGGACGCGAACCCGGACGCCGAGACCCACTGGCTTAAACAGCGATGCAACGCGGGCGGCTGCGTCCTGCTCGAAAGCCGCCATGAAGACAACCCCGAGCTTTATGACCGCGAGCGGAAAGAATGGACGCCTCGCGGCAAAGAGTATATCGAGACCCTCGATAAGCTCACTGGCGTGCGAAAGCTGCGGCTGCGTTACGGGAAATGGGCGGCGGCAGAGGGCGGCGTGTACGAAGATGTTTATGATCCTCTGATTCACCTTGTTGACGACGACAAGTTGCGCGATTGGGGCATCATCGAAAATGAAATCGGCGATCCGATCCGCCTCAATTCGAGCGTCGTCAGGCGCGTGCTCGCAGGCATTGACTGGGGTTTCACAAACCCCGGCGTGCTTCAGGTATGGCCCCAGGACGGCGACGGCAGGATCTATCGCGTCTTTGAAATCTACCAAACGGGAAAGACTATCGACTGGTGGATCGAAAAGGCGACCGAGGCGCGCGACTATTTCGGCGTCGAGGTCTTTATCTGCGACCCTTCCGAGCCTGCATATATAGAGCAGTTCAAGCAGGCCGGGCTCAACGCCGTCGGCGGCTTTAACGACATCGCCCCTGGCATACAGGCGGTCAGGCAGCGTTATCAACTAGCAGGCGATGGCCGCGCGCGAATCTACCTCAGACGCGATGCGCTGCTTGCTCGCGACCCGAAGCTTGAGGACAAAAAGAAGCCTTGCTGCACTGAAGAGGAGATCGACGGCTACGTCTGGGACAAGACGAAGCTCGGAGAGAAAGAGGAGCCTGTTAAGGTGAACAATCATGGCAATGACGCCAAGCGATACGTTGTCGCTCACCTTGACATCGAGGGCGCTGTGCAAGCGGCGGGCGGCGGCTCTGACCCCGAAGGCGAAACCTCACGCGACCGCATACGAGCGCGCGGCGGCATGCTCAGAGACAGGTTCGGCGCGGGTATGAAGAGAGGCAGATAGCTTGAACTCAAAGCCAAGACCTAAATTAGCGGAGCGCGTCATTCGCCGGCTCTTCGGCTCTTACATTGATTCGCAGGTCACAGCTCAAGTAGAGGAGCGTCTGTCCAGGCAGGCAGTCTCGTACGGCTCTGACCCCGATGCGGGCGATGGCTTCCGCTCTATCGCTACGACACGCCGGGATCTGACGCCTGTAGATCAAGACAAGCTCATTAACATCGCGAGCTACCTCGCGAACGCGAACCCCCTCGCCTCGCGCATCAGGAAGCTGAACAGGGATTTCGTCATCGGCGACGGCATAACGATAGAGGCTGACGATAAAGAGACGATTCAGCCCATCATAGACCAGTTCTGGAAAGACCCGCTCAACAATTTCGACGAGTTTCAATTCGACGTAGTCGATTATCTTTCAATCTACGGTGAGCTAATCCTGCCTACTTTCGTAAACCCGTTCAACGGCAAGACCGTTGTCGGATGGGTTGACCCCGTAGAGGTTGATCGCGTGCTGCCCGATGCGACGAATCGCCGAATCATGCGCCGCGTGCTTATGAAGTACGGCGCGTCTGCGGGCGCGAGCGACCTCGTCACGGTCGAGAGCAAGCGCCTCGTCTACGACATAGCGAACGTAGTCACGGACCCGAACGATAAGGCATACGGCTACCGCAAGGGCAACGTCTTACATTTCAAGATCAACTGCGCGCCTGACGCGCGGCGTGGGCGCTCTGATTATGAAAGCCTGATTGATTACCTCGATATACTCGACCAGTCGATGTGGAACGACCTTGAGCGCGTACAGATGCTCCTCAAGTTCGTCTGGGATGTAACCGTTGATAAGGCGACGCCGGAAGACGTGGAGAAATTCGTCAAGGCCGCCAAACTAGATAAAGAGCCGCCGCCTGGCGCTGTGCGCTATCACAACAAGGCGGTCGAGTTTAAGGCCGTGACGCCTGAGCTTAGGACGCAAGAGACCTGCAAGCTTGCAGACTCGACGCGAAAGTTCGTCATCGGCGCGGCGGGATTTTCGGACTTCTTCATCGGCTACACGGAGGGCGCGAACCGCGCCTCGTCAGATAACCTCGATAAGCCCATCCTGCAATCGCTTCAATCCAGGCAACGGAAGGTCCGCGCGATGTTTCGAGAGCTTATAGACTACGCCATAGACCAGCGCGCGCTATCCGCTGCGGGCCGCAGTCTGAAGCTAGGGCTTGAGACGGGCCGCATCTCGCGTAACTTCACAATCTCAATGCCGGAGCTTCACGTCAAAGACTTGAGCAAGGTAGGCAACATGATCGCGCAGCTTGGCTCCGCGCTCGACCTTGCGGTTGAGAAAGGATGGCTGAGCAATGAGACAGCGCAGACCGTCTTTGTGTCTCTCTTGCCTCAGTTCGGCCTTGAGCAGGTGAAGATAGACGAGGAGCTGAAGAGGATCGAAGCCGAGACGGCAGACAGGGAAGCTGCGGAGACCGAGAAGGCTAAGGCTAAGGAGAAGTCACTTGCCGATAAGTTAGACGGTGAAGAGAGCGACGACGAAATGGTCGCCTGAGGTAATCATGGATAACAGGCAGAGACTGGCAAACGCAATCGCAAACATGAGCGAGCTTGAAGTAGACCAGATCGTCGATGCTGTTCGCTACCGGGCGGGCGGCGATGACCTGTCCGAATGCTTTTCTGATGCCGTGCGAGCGATGCAGGCACAAGGGCTGCTCTCGGACATTGCGCTCTGATGTATGACCGATGCGGAAATCAAGCGAGCTATCACGGCGCGGATCAAAGAGACGATTCGCGCTATAGAGCAGCACGAGCGCGAATACATTGCCCGCGCCGCGAAGCTTCTCGGCGCGCTTCGGCTTGAGATCATCGCGCGCATCGCAGAGAACTCCTCTGAGTTCGATGCAAGCGTGCTGAGACAGCTCAAGAACGCAATAGAGGCCAGCCTTCAGCGATTCGAGCATGACGCCACGATAGCTATTCAACAGGATTTGCGCAGGGCGTTTGACCTCGGCGCGCAGCTCGTAGAGTCGCCCGTCGCTGTCGTCAATACGTCGTCGTCTCTTGTCGTGATCGACCGCGCTTCGATCCTCGTCGCCGCAGAGCATTCGGCAGACTTGATCAGAGACCTGACTGCGGAAGTACGAACAGGTGTAAACGCGATACTGCGGCGCGGGCTGCTCGGCGTCATAAGCAAAGCCGAAGCGATCAAGCTTATCGGCGCGCGGATAGACAAGCCCGGCTCTCTATTCAACAAGCCTTCAGCCCGCGCGGCTACGATATGGCGCACAGAGACATATCGAATGCAGGCGATCTCTACTCACGCGAGGATGATCGAAAACGAGAGATTGATGCGGGGCGCAGGGTACACGCTCAAGCGGCGGTGGCTCTCGGCTCAAGACCTGAGAGTGCGCGGGCGTAAGAAGACAGACGAGTTCTCGCACGCCTTAGCCGACGGGCAGATCAGGGCGATCAATGAGCCGTTCGACATTCCCATACTGCTCAAGGGCGTGCCTGTAGGCTCAGAGCCTCTTGAATACCCGCGAGACCCGAACGGCTCGCCGGGGAATACGATCAACTGTAGATGCCTCGCGAGTCCTGTGATTGAAAGGACGGCTGCGTAGATGGATTTCTTTCTTTTATGGATCGTCGGTCTACTCGTTACTGCTCTGGTCGCTTACGCTTTGCGGGGAAGCACTTCAAGCGTTCCGATTATCCCGAATATGTCACCTGTGCCGAGACCGACCGTTAAGCCTGTAGCTACAGATACTACAAGGCGCTCGCCAGGTTTCTCTGACTTCTTTCTCGGCTACACGGAGGGCGCAAACCGCGCGTGTGGCTATTGCGGGCGCGAAGGTGGAAACAAAGCAACATGTGACGGATGCGGAGCGCCCCTGAGAATGCCGCCGGAGGCATTAAATGGGCAGATGGAATCAAGGCAGAAACAAGCTGCGCGCGATCACGCAGCCGCTCAGAGACTACTTCTGCGCATACGCAGGCTCGAAGGGAAAGCCAGCCGCCGTGCCGTGCAAGGTACAGGGAGCAAGCGCAGAGCACGCCGCGAGAATGTTCGACATGGGGCAGGGGCGCAACCCTGAACATACCGTGCTTGTCTGGACGCCTGAGATGATCAAGCGCGGCTCTAAGCCTTTCACCTACAACCTGACTAATATAGGCGCAACCCGGCTCTCTCCGATGATGCCCGCACAGAAGATTCGCGGCTTTCACGATGACGTGATGTAGGTATCCTGGAACTTCCCATTATAAGATAACTAACAAGGGTTGATTCTTATGGATGAAATCAAGGAAACGGTCGAATACCTCAAGCGGCGCATAATAGAAGAGCGGACCAAACCGGGAGTGAATACCGAGGACCTTCACTCTTTGGTCAAAGACATCTGCTACGATTTACTTAATACTGCGCGCGTGGAGGATCTGGGCGGTTGCCCTCTATGTCAGTCGTAATGCTACGTTAAATGTAGGTACCTCGAAATTCCTGTCATACGATAACTGATAAATCGGTATTGCATTAAAGATTTTTTATCTAGCGAAGACGATAAAAACTAAGGCTGACGACGAGGGCGCATCCCTGGCGATTGCGCCTTTCGCGGGCATAATATGCGCAACAAAGGCGCGCTCGTTTCAAGTGGCTTATTCGTCTTGCGCCTAACCCGGATAGAGCGAGGTATCCTTCGGGATTGAACGACGACGACGCATGCCGGATGGGGGCTATTATCCCCCGGCCAGCGACCCGGCGACCGGATGCTCCCTTCGTGGAGTCAATTTTCATTCAATGCCGGGCAACCTAATCTGCCATGCGGCTCCTGATTCATGTCTCGCTCACGATCAGAACTTCACGAAGGGAGGTACACGTCGATGAAGTTTGAATAACGACATTGCCGCAACGCATAACGGGGTTCTCTGTGAAGAACGGGGGGATGGGCAACCATCCCTCATATATTGTTCCTTTGCTGCTAATAATATTAGCCATCAAAGACAATGGAATATTAAATGGAATATTTTCAGGATAATATCCCACGAGTTTGCCACGCCCGCTGACTTCGGTTGGCGGGCTTTTCCTATTGGATAGCAAATCTGTAGATCCTCCTCCGGTTTGCCCGCCGCACCTGCTCTCGCGGCGGGCCTTTTTTTATTGATAGCACTTTTCAACAGGAGGGAAGCAAATGGCCGAAGCAAAGAAGAGAACGCTCACAGTACCGGAGCAAGAGTCGAGGGGCGATCAAATCGCTCTGCTTGCAAAGAAGTATAAGAGCCTCGCGGGGCTGCCTGACAGCCACGTTCACACGCGCTCAAAGGACGGCAAGACCGTGCTGCTACTCGACGGCACGAGGGTAACAGACGAGATCCTGAAGACAGCCGCGAAGCCTGAAAAGGAAGAGAAGTAAGCCCGAAGCAGTAAGCCCCGATCAATAACACTCACACGGCGAGCGCGTCTCGCGTGGGGATTTCTATGCTCATAATTCACATCAAACAGGCGGGCATTAACCTGTCCGAGATCATCAAGCTCGTCTGCAATGCCGTGTGTGAGCAGTTCAAGCTCGCAAACGGCTACGACCATATTTATTACTGGCCCGACGAGATCTTCGACGATGCGGTCATAGTCAAGAGCCGCATTGACGGCAAGCTGTACCGCCTGGGCTACACGATCACAGAGAAGACGGTCACCTTCGGGGAGGCCGTCGAGGTAGAAGAGAAATTCGTGCCCGTAGAGGCAGGCGGCCAGGTTGCGACAGAAGGCGATGCGATGCAGGTCTATCGCGTCGCGGAAGACGCGCAAGAGACCGAGCAGGAAGCGAGCATCGCGTTCACGGTCGGCCAGGCGCAGAAGGTAGACCCGAAGGGAATGCAGTGGCGATGCCAGGTCATCGGGTTCGGGATGTCTAAGACCCGCGACATCTGGGAGGCACCCATCTTCCGCCAGTCGCTGCCGCAGTGGGAGAACATCCCCTGCTACATAGATCACCCTTCAGAGTCAGAGATGCGCGACCTGCCCGAGCGGTCCGTCCAGAAGAAGTGCGGCTTCTGGTCTAACTTCGAGGTCACAGCGCAGGGCGTGAGCGCGACGCTCACGATAGCCCCGTCGTTCGCCTGGCTTGGCGAAAACCTCCTGTGGGCTCAGCAGCACAATCAGCCCGATTTCGCGGGCTTCTCAATCATAGCGCAGACCCGCGCGAAGCAAGTCACCGCCCCGGACAATCAACCAGCCCGTTTGCACACGCAGATCGTAAGACCGCTCTCCGTTGACGTGGTCACGCAGGCTGCCGCAGACGGGCATCTACAAGTCGCCCTTGCATCGAATCGCGGGCGAGACAACGAGGACAACATGAACAAAGAGTTACTAAGGTTGCTGTTTAACAACCCTCAGACCTTTGCCTTCGTGCGTCAGTCTCTCGCCGCAGATGGCGTGCAGGGAGTGACCGCGCAGACGACGGAAGACCAGCTCGTAAACATCGTAGTCGCAGACCAGAAACACGTTGATGCTGTCGGCACGCTCCTGAAGGTCGCGCAAGCGGCGGCGAGCATCTTCGCTCCGCCGGCGCAATCGCCCGTCGCTCAGGCTCAGCAGGCACCCGCTCCCGGCACGGCACCGGCTGCGGCTCCTACGATTGACGACATGCCCGTAGAGATTCAGCGCACTGTCATATCGCAAGCGATTAACGATTCGTCTGCGGGCGAAGCGGTCAAGCAGACATGGCGCGCGCGCTTCCTCAATCCGGTTACACCCGTGAAGGCCACAGTCGCGCAGGCGGCCATTCAGAGCGAGACCGAGCTGCTCGGCGTCTACGCGCAGGCAGGCATCGTGAACAACCCCTCGCGCGCCGAAGTAGGAACCGAGCAGGTAGACCGGTTCGCAATTGCTCTCGCAAAGTCATTCGATATTTCCTTCGAGGCGTTCAACTCTATTGCTGGCTGCCAGGATCAGGTCGTGCAGCAGAGCAACGGAAGATTTTTCCAGGCTGCGCAGGATGAATGGAACTCGATACCGAAGATCGTCTCGATCCGCGATTTCTATTCGCAAACGACAGGTGATGTGAACCTGCGTGGCGTTGCGCGTGGCTCTCGCCTTGCGCGGCAGGCCGTATGGGTAACCGCAGACTTTGCCGAGGCGCTCGCTAACGTCGTCAACAAGCGCCTTCTCATGGTCTACCGTGAAGAGTCGTACCCCTATGATTTGATATGCAAGATAGTGCCAGCCCGCGACTTCAAGCAGCGTCAGGCAATCCTGATGGGCTATTTCGCGGACCTTCCGGCGGTCGCCGAAAACGGCCCGTACCTTTCGCCTTCTGCTCTCACGGACACCAAAGAGGCTTATTCAATAAGCAAAAAAGGTCGTCTGGTTGAATTGACCCTTGAAGACCTCGCGAATGACGATCTTGCAGGTTTTTCGACCGTCGTTGCTCGCCTGGGCCGCACGGCGAAGCGCACGCTTGCGAAGTTCGTCTTCAACGACCTCGTAATGTCGAACCCGACGATGGCGACAGATTCGCTCGCCGTCTTTCATACCTCGCACAACAACCTGATCACAGATACGCTCGGCACGACGGGCTTGAAGAATGGCGTCGGCGCGCTCCTCTCGCAGACCGAGCCTGGCTCAAACGAGAAGATGTCTGTCTCGGTCGATAAGCTTCAGCTCTTCATCTCTCCCACGTCCTATGTTGACGCGCATGCCGTGACCGACTTCAACAACGCGGGCGGCGGCGAGACGAACGCTACTGCGCAAGCGATCCGCCGCATGCGGATCACTCCGCACTCGATCAACGTATTCGAAGACGATAACGACTGGCTGTTGACAGCCTCTAATGCGGATGTGGACATGGTCGAGCTTGCCTTCTTCAACGGCAACGAAGAGCCGGAATTCTTTGTCCAAGATGATCCGCGCGAGGGCGTGTCGTTTTCGAATGATGTGATCTTGCGGCATAAGATCCGGCACATTTACGGCGGCGTCGTCGTCGATTATCGCGGGATGGTCAAGAGTGCTGTTGTTGACGAGTAATCAGCCCTGACGATTCACGAATAGCAGACAGACCGAGGGCGGGCCGCGTGCCCGCCCTCGCCTTTTCAGGAGAAAGAATATGAAATTGAAAAGATTCAATACCGTGATGGTCGGGGCTGTCGTCGCCGCGCTGCTCTGGCTCCCTTTGCTTTCGCTTGCGCCCGCAAGCGTCTACGCGCAGACTGCTAAGAACGTGCAGGTCGCCTTCGCGTCTGCGGCGCGAACAGCATCGGCGAACTCAAGCCCGTTCAGCGTTGGTGACGCAGACCATCTCGTCGCGTTCCTTTCTGTCACCGCAGGCACAGGGACGACGCCGACGCTCGACGTGAAAGCCCAGGACTCGCCCGACGGCGGCACGACATGGTTTGACCTCACGGGCATGAGCTTCGCGCAGGTGACAGGCTCTACGTCGTCTCAGACGGTCTACGCGACCCGCACCTTCTCGCCAAAGATCAGGTTCGTGGCTACCATAGGCGGCACGACTCCGAGCTTCACCTTCTCTGTCCACTTCATAAGCTACAAAGGCAACCCTATTGTCGTCGCGACCTCGGACGCGAACGCATCGAACCTCACATCAGGAACGATACCGCTCGCGCGGATCGTAGACCTGACGAATACCCAGGTCTCTGGCTCGGCGGCTATAGCATACAGCAAGCTCTCGCTGACCGGCTCTATAGTGAACGCAGACCTGTCAAGCTCTGCGGCGATAGCGAGCGGGAAGCTTGCCGAAGACGTTGCGCGAACAGCTTCAGTCACGATCCCGACCGCCCAGGTTCTGACGCTCAACGCCACGCCGCGCACGCTCGTGGCCGCTCCGGGCGCGGGCAAGATCACCCTGATAGATGAGATCACCTGCAAGCTTGTCTTCAACTCGGTTGCCTACACGGGCTCGAACGCGCTTGAGTTCAGGTACACGAACGGAAGCGGCGCGAAGGTGACAGCAGATATAAGCTCCTCTTTCCTGAATTCGGCGTCAGGCACAAACTACAGCAGCGTGAAGGGCGTAACGACTGCGCTCACGCCTGTAGCTAACGCCGCCGTCGTCGTCTTCGTGCCCACCGCTGACCCAGGCGCGGGAAACTCCGATCTGGTCTTCACGATTAAATATCGAATCATCACACCTTAGACCTGACGCGCCGCCTTCCGTGCCCGCAGTCAACGGCCAGGGCATCCCACTGCGGGCAACCGCTTGTATCGGTCGCTCTGGCCGTTGATGCCTTAGAGAGCAGAAGCGATGGCAATATCAACTAGAAAAAAGTCTGACTTCGTCGAATATGTTTCGCACCGACTCATCAGGGACGGCTCACCGGACTCGCCTGGCGTGCTACAGCCGCCGGATTATGACGACGCGGTCGATGCTGCCCTTGAGCAGTACTCTAAAGACAACCCGCTTGAATTCGTGAAAGATATTGATGGCGAAGCAGGCGGGCTTCGCGTCGTCGCCGTGAGCGACCTGCCCGGCTTCGATGAAGACTTCTCAGGTGACCCGCGCATCGAGATCATAGATAACGCGAGCGGCGATGTCATTACCGAGATAGATGTCCGTTATTGGAGGTATCGCCGGACGCCCGCCGGGCAGACCGTCGAGTTGCTAGAAGACTCTGCGGGCAGCGGTCAATCGCTGCGCTACACCTACAAGATCAAGCGCGTTATTGACGAATCCGACCCCGATCTTACGACCGTCCCCGATTCGGACTTCTATGCCTTCTGCAATCTCGCAGCATCGAAGGCAGCGCGGTATCTCGCGAACCATTACAAGCACACCCGCGAAGGCAGTTATATGCAGGGTGACGTGGTCTACTTCCGCACTAAGGCGTCAGAGTTTGAGAAGGCAGAGAAAGATCACAAGAATGAGTACAACAATCACATGGGGATAGGTAAAGACGTTGAGGCGTCAGCCGCCGTCGTCATCGTCAATCAGGATTTGAGCGATTCCCGAGGTATGGATCGCTTCACTCACGGGCGGCGGTTTCGTTGAGCGTTACCTGGGTGCGCAGACATTCACAGCTACGAAGTACTGGTAGACGCTTCCGTCTGCGAGCGATCACCTCGCAGCCAAAAGCAACTGCGCAGGCCCGCGCGGGCAAGCTCAGCCGCGTAGAGATCCCGCGTAGCTATTAACGTCTACCCTCGAGCGTAGCCGTTCTCGTCTGCCGGATCCGCAGACCAGAACGTCTACCTCGTCGATCAATAAGAATGAGCACAATCGCGATAGATACAATCGTGAACGCCTGCTCGGATGTTCTGAAAGCTATTCCGAGCATCGGCGTCAGCGAGTCGGGCGAAAAGCTTGTGTACCCGCGCGTGCGCTATGTCAACGACGGCAGAGACATTGAATTCAAAGTGCTCGTCGGGGATTACAACTTCTCGCCGCCGCGCGCTCATTTCTGGATGCTGTTCAATACGACAAGCATCCCGATACTCGACGGTTTCAGCAACCTCGTAGGCGTCGAGCACACGATCAAATTCTTCGGCCATATGGCCGTCGTAGACAGCGCGGCCCCTGAGCTTGAGAGCGCGTCTCTCTTTCGGGCCGAGATTGACGCTATCCTCGCCGCCTTCGCAGATTCGATTGACCTCGGCCTGGGCTGCTCGATCACTCATCAACAATTCAGAGTGTTGAATGCAGGCGACGGCCAGGCGGCGGGCGCTCTCTGTCACATAGCCGAGTGCGCGCTGCCCGTGACCGCTTACAACGTGTAGGAGTTCACAATGAGCGTTAAGTGTTTTTACCTTGAGCCTGCAAATAAAGTCCGCCGCTCCCTACGTCGCTTTGAAAGCGGCTCTAAATGCCCGTTGCCGCAAGGCTACCATGACGCCTCAATTGTGCTAGATGAAGTGCCTATTGAACGCGACGAGCGCGGGTATATTAGCAACACAACCGAGTGGCCTCATGACGACACACGGTGGCCTTCCCATTGTGCTTGCGGCTACGAGTTTAAATCGGAAGACCAGCATCAACTCTTTCTTGAGGAACTCTACAAACGCAGTGATACAGGAGAGCAATGTACCCTTCGCGAGGCCGGGCCTGGAGCGATGTGGGACGCATGGTGGATGGCTGAAGCGTACAAAGGCCCGGACGGTCGCTGCCTGGTGGTCAACTGCCCCAACGGTTTTTCGTGGATGATTGATGACCGCGCGAGTAACTGCACGATGCCTGCTGATAACACGCATAAATGCTGGATTCGTCATGGCGAGCCGCCAAACATTACGGTTGATAAAAACGGGGTCACCTGTAACGCGGGCGCAGGGTCCATTCAAGCAGGCGATTATCACGGATTCTTACGCGATGGTGAATTCACATAAGCTCTCTTAATCGCACGACATCTCAATGGCTGAAGTGAAGGTCATTATCAGCGGCTATAGAGCCGAGGGGCTTGCCGCTCGCCTCAACTCTGCTTTCGCAGAAGAGGGCAGGGCGTTCATGGCGACGGCGACCGAGAAGATTCTAGGGACCTGGCAGGCCAGCTCTCCTGTTGATATAGGAGCCTACAGAAACAGTCAGACCGCATCAGTAGAAGTAGGCGGCTCTCAGATAACCGGGGCTGTTGGTACGCCGATCAATTACGGCTCAGTGTTAGAGCAGGGCAGGCGCGCAGGAAGCAGACAGCCCCCGACGGCTGCGCTCGAAGGATGGGTCGCAAGGAAGCTAGGCATCGCAGACCCGAAGACAGTTCGCTCCGTCGCATTCTTAGTTGCGCGGCGCATAGGCGAGCGCGGGCTTCCTGCGAAGCGACCGCTCGCGAAAGCCCTTGAAGAAAATCAGGCGTTCATCAAGCAATTATTCGAAGTAGATTTTGCAGCCGCTATAGCGAAGAGGCTTTAATTTCTCACACGCGAGGTAATCCAATGTCAGATACAAGCACGACCTCTGCGGCAGATGCCGCTCAAGAGACGGCAGGGCGCGAGCCGAACAGCCGCAAGGTGAAGCTCCGCCGCATCACGCACAAGGTTCCTAAGCTGGATGAAAACAAGCAGCCGGTCTTAGACGATAAGCAAGAGCCCGTGATGGTCGATGAGCCTGTCGTTATGCTGACGCAGGCGAGCGTACCGCGCCCCGACAAGCCTTACGAGCATATAGAGCTTGACCCTAATCAAAATGAATTCGAGTTCAGCGTAGATGATGCCGCGTACCTGTTACGCGAGCATCCGAGCGCGCTCGGAACGGTCCCTGATGCACCCACGAAGCTGAAAAGAAACGCAAAGGAGTAATCCATGCAACCTGACAGTCAAGTTATAGCCTTCGCGATAGGTAAGAAAGAAGCGAACTACGGCGTCTCTGAAGGCAGCGGCCTTTACCTCACCTGGATTCCGGCGAATCAGGTCGATTTCCCTGAGCTTGAATTGAAGTATAGGGACGACTCTTCGGATATAAACGGGATGCACGGGGCGACCGAGCGCGAGATAGAGTCTGCAATGGGGAAGAAGGCGTGGGTCTTTCAAGCAAGCATCGAAATGCTTGCCTTCGCCGCCGCCATGCAGCTCGGTCGCACGTCCGTGAGCGGGTCCGCCGATCCCTGGTCGCTGCTCGTCAAATGGCCCGACCTCTGCACGATCAATCCGCCTTCGTTCGGCTACTTTCACGGCGCGAACTGCGCGGGGCAGACAGGGACATTCAAAGACCGCAAGGGCGTCGTGATCGCTCAGCAGACTATCGAGATACCGGGGCGCGGCCCCATCAAGCATTCGCTTGCGCTCGTAGACGACGGCTCGATCACGCCTGACACATCGTTCTCCGTTCCCTCTTCTCCGACCTCGGTACAGAAGGTGCTCGGCTCGCATGCCGTGATACAGCTAGGCCCGCCAAGCTCTCTCGTCAACCTCTCTGCGGCGAAGACGATCCGCGACTGCAAGATCACGATTAACTCAAACCCGAAACAGATATATGCGCCCGGCTCGAACGTCACGACGGTAGACGAGATGCAATTCGGCGACGTGACCGACGAGGTAGACCTCACCGTGAAGGGCGACGAGTCCTCGGCCATCTTCGGATACTACACGAGCAAGACGCTTGTGCAGTTCACCTGCCTGATTGACCCGGGCGTTTCGCCGCTTCGAACATGGCTATACACGAAGACGAACTGCCACGTCGTATCGTGCAAGATGAAGCCCTCGGGGAAAGAGAGCCAGCTTGAAGTGAAGCTCGGCTCTCTTTCAACCTCTACCGACTTCAACGGCCCGGCGCAGATACTTGCGAAGACGGGCCTGGCTACGTGGCTTGTCTCAGCGCCGTAATTAACGCTCACGCACGGGGCCGGGCTCTGCCCGGCCTCTTTCTATTCACCCTAACAAAAAACGAGGAATGACCATGTCACAAGACGCCCCGATCAATGACCAGACGAACAGAGTCAACCCGCTCGACGAGCTTTTCGGCTCAGGCGATATACGAGTAAGCCTGCTCAAGCCCAACGGTGAAGAGTCAGGCGTCGTCGGCGTCTTCAAGCCGATAGAGCCGCAGCACAAGATTCGTTACGATCAGATCGTGCAGAAGGGCTTCGGCGGAAGAAAACCCAAATACGACGACGGCGACAGGTACGCATTCCCGAAGGTGATAAAAGAGATCGAAGGCTTGACGCCGGAAGACTGCGGCGGCGTTGAGCCTGTTAAGTGGTGTCAGACGACACCGAAAGGCTTCCTCTTGCTCAAAGCGTTGATGAATGGGTACTGGAATCAGACCGTCATTACCAGCGACGACGACGCAAAAAAGTAGAAGCGGCGGCTTACATCATCCTCACGGCGCGCGATGGCAAAGACCCCTACATCATCGACAATCATCTCTCTATCAAGCGCGGCAATTTCTACGACTGCCCGGAAGAATCAATTTGGGATGATGACGCGGACGGCTTGCGGCTCTTGCCCGAAGAGGCGCTCAGGGCTATAGAGGTTGCGCCCGGCTGTGACGCGCTTGAATGCCCCGCCTGCTGGCATCAATACGAGATGTGGTCGGACGTAATCGAAGCGACGGGCGCGGCTGAGTATGGCGATAGAGTATTCTACGCCCTCAACCTGATCGCTTATATCGAGGAATGGGGCGATAGGTCGGGAATCACCCTCGAAGACTGGAACGATCTTGAAATCGTAAAGCGTAAGATTCGACAGATCGAGGAGCATGCCCGGTATGAGGCGAGCAAGCCGAAGAGTTCTTAATGTCAGCTAACCCTAATCAAACCAGGATAGAGGTCGTGATCGACGCCGCTCGCGCGAACGTCGAGGCAAGCAAGCTTGAGCAGAGCATGAAAGGCTACGAGAAGGCCGCTCAGTCTGCGGGTGCAGGTGTGCAGGGTGGATTGAACAGAGCAGAGCAGGCCGTTCAAAGCAACGCGCAGCGCCTCGGCCAGCTAAAGGGTCAAATCGATCAGGTCAACGCTGCGCTAAGAGAAGAGACCTTAATCCTGCAAGGTCAACGTCAGTATCAAGAGCAGGCATTCGGCGCGGGTAGGGTCAAAGAAGCGGAACTGTACGCGAACAAGATCAAAGAGACTGAGGGGAAGCTAGGGGAGTTGCTCGTTCAAAAGGCGCAGCTCGGCGAACAGTCGAAAAAGTTGTCTGATTCGCTCACGAGCACGACGGGCGCGTTCGATAGGTTGACGACTCGCGTCGCGGTCGGGCGTAACCTGTTTGCTGGCGCAGATGCGGCCATAGAAGGCTTAGTACGGGCGAGCGGCGGAATCGCTTTGCAGTGGAGTCTCTTGATAACCTTAGCTGCCGCGCTGTTGCCTCTCTTGAGCAGTCTCTTTAAGGCAAAGAAAAACATTGTCGAGATAGATCAAGAGTCCGCAACCGTGAACGCCTTGCTTGCCAGGTCAACAGGCGACGCGACCCGCGTGAATGCGGACTTACTTACCAGCTTCAGCAATCTTGCATCTCAGCAGAAGTCCTACACAAAAGACACAACCGAACTCGCCACGAAGATGCAGGCGCTTGAGTCTGAGGGGCGCATCGTCGGCCAGGTCATAGATGCGGATGGCAAAATCTTTCGCGTTGGCGCGCAATCAACAGGCGAGCTGCAAGACAGGATAGTCGAACTTAATAAGTCGCTTGCTGACCAGGAGAAGTCTTTACAGCCCGCGCTCGAATCGCTCAAGTCTCTGCGCACGCTTTACGGCTTGAATACAGATCAACTGCTCGCGATAGCAGAACGCCTCCGCATCTTCAATGCTGAGACGGAAGATGGCGCGCGCATTCGCGAGTTTTTCAGAGAGCAGCTAGAGAAAGAGCCTGAAGCGCTGAGAGAGGTTGCGAAAGAGGTAGATAAGGTAACGAAGAGCACTTTTGATCTTACAAACGCCGCCCGCCTCGCTTCTCTCGCGATCAAAGAGATCAAGCCGCCGCAAATCGACTTCGGCGCTGTGCAGGGGGTCTCAGGCGCAGAGTCCCGGTTGAATCAAGGCTTGCGCACGCTTGAGGCTGCCGGGGTTGAAGATAGAGCGACGCAGGCCCGCGCGCTCGCTTCCGAGATAAAAAGTCTGCGTGAAGAGATGATGCGCGAAGTTGCAGCGGGCGCGAGCATGGCCGAGATTACGATGCGCCTGTTGATCCCCACGAAGGAGCTGCTCGCGGAGAACGAGAAACAGGAGAGAGCATATAAGAAAATTCATGACGCTTACACTAAAGCAGATCAACTGGCGAAGGCTTTAGCTGGCACGACGAGCAATCTCAGAAAGGAATTGGAGCAGGCCAATGCGGCGACCGATGCGGTAGAAGGAGGAAGCTTTGAGGCACGTCAGCGCAAGGCGCAGGCCGCATATCAGGATCGCGTCAGAGACTTGCAGCGCAACAATCAGGCGACAGCAGAGAACCTCGCGCTCGCCGAAGCGATCTACAAAGCTCATTACGAGAAGATCAAACAGGACTCAACGCGCGCATATTTAGACATCCAGGAAAGGCTTGCCGCAATTCAGGGCGATAGCCTTCAAGATGAATTCGCCAGGCACAGGGCGAATATTCAAAAGATGCTGGACGAAGACATCAAATTCATGCGCGAGAAGGGGCAGAGCGAGAGTCAGATTCATGCCTATACCATTTTATTCAAACAGGCCCGCGAGGATGAATACAATAGGTGGCGAAAGAATGAATACGACAAGACTTTGAAGCAGTTCGTCGCGGCAGAACAGAAGGTCGCGGGCGAAATCTATCACATTCGAAAGAAGCTCCTCGACGACACGAAGGAAAGCACGCTCTTGTGGTTTAAGCAGCGGCATGATCTTGAGCTTAATTCGATGAAAGAGGCCATGCGGCTCCGCGAGCAGCTAGAGCGGCGAACGCTCTCAGGCGGCGCAAGCGACAATCAGAATTTCGAGAACAATCTGCATCTTGAGAGAAGCATAGAACAGCTCCGCAAGCTCGGACTTGAAGCGCGCGATGTGGATGAAATCTTCGGCTCTGCTTCCCTGTCTGTTGACCAGTTCGTAAGGCGCGTGAACATCCTACAGCAGTATGCAAACGGCGACGTTTTAGGCGGGCTGAAGTCTTCATTCTTAGATTTGATAAGCATTCAGAACGTCGCCATGACGACGGCGGGCGCATTCCCTAACGCGATGCAGGAAGCCTTCACCCAGGCAATCGTCTACGGCAAGAATTTTATAGAGGTATTCGGTAAGACCCTGCTTGCCGGCATCCTTAGCGCGATAGGGCAGAAGGCTATAGCAGAAGGCACGTATCATATTTTGGCCGGGACCGCGAAGCTGTTCAACCCGTTTACTGCGGCAGACGGCGCGCGCGAAATAGCGGCGGGCGTGGCTCTCGTCGCGTTCGGTTCTGCTCTGGTTGCGAGCGCGTCTGCGATTACGAGCACCCTGAACAAAAAGCAGGCGTCAGGCGGCGCGGGCGCTTCGAGCGGGCAAGGCTCCGGCGGGTCTGCGACCGATAGCGGAAGGCCAGAGCCTCGCAACGTGCCGATAGCATTTCCGACTACGGGCAGCAACGGGGGGCAGACTGTCATCAAGCTTGACCGGGCTGGCACGCGCGATTTTCTCGAAGGGCAGGGCGTCTTGACGGCGAAATCAATCGGCTCGCGAGACTTCCCTATACTTGAGAAGGCAGTTAAGAGGATGAAGAAGGCGAGCTAACGCTTGCGCTCAAGATTTCGCATCAAGTAGACTGCGCGCAAATGAGGCGTGCCGTGTTGATCTTTTGCGCGCTGTGCGTTACCGCCTGCTCGGGCCGCGCGTCTCTGACGCCTGAACAGGCGATCATCGGCCATTGGATGAATGAAAGGGGAGACGTACATTACTTTTTCACGAAAGATGCTTTTACTATAGTCGAAGCAGGTAAAGCGCCGCCGCCTGTTCAATATCGGGTCACGGAGATAAGAGACAAAAGCAATCAGCTAATGATCGACGTAGGCCCGCCGGGGCAGCCCGCCAGGCGGTTGACCCTGACGTTCTCAGATGACAGGAGGAGCCTTGTCACGACAGACGAGCTTCAAGGCATTCGCTTACCGCCCGCAAGATGGAGCTACGTTGACGCCGAACAGGCTCCGCAGTACATAGAGGACTAATAATAGAAATTCACCATCACGTCAGCAGGCATCCCGAACGTGACCCCTGCGCCTTGCCCGGTTACGAGCGTTAGTTGATGAGTCGCGAAGCTTAGCCTTAGAGACGCGCTCGCCGTGAACGTCGGGCCGTCCGGTCTTACCTCTGCGGCGGCACTGCCGCAGTCGAGGAACTCAAATGCTCCAGGCGAATGGCAAAAGGCGGTCTCGCTCGAATCCCTGAATTGATACACGCGCGTCTCCTGGGTGAATGAGTCTTGCGTGAACAAACCCCTCAACAGTATCGGCGGCACAGGCACGAGCCCGTCAGGCGAATTATCGCCGACCAGATGCGTGATGCTTACTTCGACTCTTACGGGAACGTCCTGGCGCGGTATGGGCAGGGGCAGTGTATCGCCTAAAGCCATCGTCTTCTTGATCTGAAAGAAATGAGAGTTCGGGTCTTTGATCGCTTTTTGAGCGAGCGCGTCATGTTGAAGCGTCGCCCCTGCGATAAAGCAGAGCGCGCAGAGCGCCGCCGTCAGTGATTTTTTCATAGATGGTCGCCTTTCTTTCTTGAGATAGGCCCGCATGAAACCTTAATTACAGGAACTAAGTCAAGCGCATGCCGAACGTCTTTCCATACTTGGGCAGCTATGGAAGCAGGCAGAAGACTTCCTATCGCAGCCTTGTTCGTGAGTACGACGACAACACGTATCGCCGGTACTCTAAAAGCACTGCGAAGCATGGCGAGCTAAGCATCCCCTTTGATAGCTACTCCTTGACGAAGAGAAATGCGGTCCAGGCTTTCTTCGAGGCGAATTGGAACCTTGAGTTTTACATATACGTCTGGCCCGAAGCCTCTGCGGTAGATTCAGGCGGCTCTTCCACGACGGGCCGCCATCTCGCGCGCTTCGACGCTGACCCTGAACTTGAATGGGAAAATAGATCAAGCTGCGCATACGGCGGCGCGCTCAAGATTATACTGCTCAGTTAAACGCCATGATCAAGATAACGGACATCGCGCCCGTACAGATAATGCAGACGGACGGCTCTATCGCGGCTGAAGAGTTCGCGACGATAGCCTTCTATCACGACGGCCAGCAAGAGGCGCAGATAAAGATGCGCTTGTCTGACCTGCCCGAAGGCGTCAGCGCGGAAGACGGGCAGAATGAGCTTGAGCTTGTAAGGAAATCGTAACCCCTCCTCAGTTGCCCCATGCCGAGAACGGTACCAAGCGGAATAACAGCGCTTCGCGGTGTGTCTGCTACCCGTGCGCCTCTGTGGCTTATGAAGTGGGAGCTGAGCAGCGGCACGCGGTACTATTCGAGCGGGCAGCAGGTGAGCTACGGCGGAAACACCTACCTGAAGAACCGCGTCAAATCAATACCTTCATTCCAGGCAGGCTACATAGACCGCAAAGATCGCGACTTCTCGCGGCTTGAGATAGAGCTTGATAACCTTGCCGACGACGGAAGCTCAAGCTTTCCGTTCACCGTGCTTGACGCCTCGGTCAACTTCGAAGACTCTAAAATCACTATCTACGCATACTCGCCCGACGCCTCGGATGCCGCGCTCATGTGGTGGGGCTTCGCGGGCCGCCCACGCTTCAACGGGAAGGATAAGACGGTGACGGTCGGCGCGAGCTTCTTCTGGGACTCCCTCGACCTTCAGATACCCGCCAAATTGCTGCAACAGGCAGGATTCAACCCGCTGGAAACCTCCTCACAAAATTCGGAAGAGAATCAAGACGAATTTTCCATCCCTATCATCTTCGGAGCGGGCGATCTGAAGGTCCGCCCGCTCATCTATCGCAAGCTCACAAACGGCTCCACGCTCGGCGTCAATTTCATACTATCAGGCACGCAATCGGGCGCGGCCTTCTCCTCTTCTGATCTGACCGCTCAGGCGATGAAGCTCTTCGGCAACACGCCTGCCTCGCGCATAATCTTCTTTACGGGCGGCGCAGACAGCGCGATAGCTCCCACGAACCTGACCGCCTTCCCCGACGGCGCAGCTCACCCGCTTGTGGCCTACGGCTACGCCGAATTCCCCATCACGAATGAGATCAAAGACCGGATCGAGGATCTGAGGCCGCGCGACATCAAATGCCGCATCGCGAATGGCCGCCCGCTCGTAGACACCGGCCTGCCTTCCGAGAATATCCCCCTCATCGTCAAAGACATACTGCGCGACCCGATTTATGGCTGCGGGCTTCCGAACTCGCTCTTCGATGCGACCGTCCTCACGTCAACGGCGAATTACACCGGGACTCGCTACCAGGCGCGGTACGAGCTGCACGAGCAGGTCACGATAACGTCGCTCATCCAGCAGATGTTAGGCGACGCGCACTGCTACATCACCTTCGACAACGGCCTGATACAGATACGGGCGAAGAGAAACAATGAATCATCCGTCGCCACGTTTGCGACGTGCGACTCCGGTTTCTCTGGCAGGAAGATTGACGGCGACTCGGTTGAAGCCTGGGAGAAAGATTTCTCCGAGCTTGTCAACCAGGCGACGCTCAAGTTCAGAAAGAAGCGCGAGGCGCGCGACATCGCGACCCTCTACGACCCGAACGCGCAGGCCCGCGCGGGCGGCACGGCTAAGAAGGTCGTCGGCATAGAGATAGACGAATGGGACAACGGCGGGCTCTACGATTATCCTCAGGTACAGATCAACCTTGCAATCCTGATCCGCGAGGAGCAGAACGGGAACCTGTTCATCTCTTTTGATTCGCCTTTGTGGGACTGCCTCGACGTATCGCCCGGCGACATCATCACGGTGCGCTCGCCCGACATACCGAACAACGGCAGCAACTTTTTATTCCGCGTCAAGAAGCAGACCTTTGACACGGAAAATTTCACAGTCGGCTTGACATGCCAGGTCTACAAGACGGCAATCTATAATGACGACGCCGTCGCTTTAGGCGTTGACCTGCTTCGCGGCGCAGATGACACGTCCGCGATGGGCCGCCCGCCTGATGTCGTTCCGGTGAGCCTCGCGGTTCAGGACGTAGGAACGAACGACGGAGAAGGCAAACAGGCTACGCTGCGCGCGACGTTCACTGTCCCTGCATTCGACCCTACGGCGGAGCAGGCGGAAGGCACATTCAGAGAGCCGCCCATCGCAGAGGTCGAGATCTGGTGGCACTTCACGGATGAGAGCATCAACCTGTGCAGGCGCGGCGGCAGCCTCAAGGTGACGCAGACGAACGCCGCCCAGCAGCTCTTCATAGATTTTCATACTGACTACAGGAAGACGAAGACGGTCGAGGCTTTCTTCGTCTCTATAGGGGCAAACCGCGCCCGCGCGCCGCTCGGCTACATCCCCGACCCGAGCCGCGTTACGGTGTTGAACACGAACCTGAGCGCGACCGCGCCAGATGCGCTCGTGAACAATAACTCTATATTCAACGCGAATGATTACGTCATTATAGAGCGCGAGATCGCGCGGCTCGTCTCTCAAACCTCGGGCGCTCTGCACTTCGTAAACACGGGCGGCAATCGCCAGGCATTCTTCGATACGATCTCTATAGGGCATCCGGCAGGGACCGAGGTCTCGGTCGCGAAGCTGAGCTATCCTTCACTCACCCGGAGCCTGGACACGCCACGATTCACGTATCCTGTAGTCGTCGCGCGCGACATCCTCCAGCGGGGCGGCGATGGCGTCCGCGTTCGCTGGCTTGATATTAGCGCGGATAACGAAGAGGCATACCTCATCTACTGGTCTACCGCCGCAGACGCAAGCACGAACGCGAACAAGCTCGGCTCTACAACTCCGGCATGGTATCTGTCCGATCCGCTTGCGCCGCCCGCAGGCGTGAACCTGCTTTCTACGACAAGGCAGCGCCATCACTGGATACCGGAAGAGGACATCGGCACGGTAGGCACGGCGGTCTATGTGCGGGTAGCTGCGCGCAACAATAAGCGAAACTTCTCTTCCGCGCTCTCTGCGTTGCTCAATTCGAGCGTGGCAGCGCCCGGAAGCAACGCGCCGCCCTCGACTGCGCCGACAGTGCCATCGCTCACCGCGATTATTCAAAACATCCCGAAGGCGGGCTCGACGGGCGAAGCATCTGTCACGCTTCGCATATTCGCGAGCGAGTCGGATCATAGCGTTACCTTTATTCAGGCCAGCGCTCAAGAGATCATCATTGCGCTCACGAACCCGCAGGGCAAGACAGAGCTATTCCACTTCGATGTGACCGACGGAACGCAGGTCTCTCAAGATTGCGTACTCACGCTCACTATGGCCGCGCTGTACGTCTGGACTAAGACGATACTTAAAAGCGTTTCGCGAGGCCCGATCTCAACAGGCTCGGTCAATATTGCGGCGGGCGGGTTCCAGGTGAGCGCGACGGCCATCACGGGATTGCAGGTTACGTCTATCACCGCAGACGACGAGCGGCACTCGCAGATCGCATATCAATTCGTGCAGCCCACGCCACCCGTGCTGCTCGCAAAGGCGATCTTCTTTCGGCAGATAAGCGCGGACCCGACCTACTACAAGAAAGAGGTCGAGCACATACAGGCCGATAGCGCGCTGCTTGTCGCCGGGACCGTCTTCAACAACGGCTCGGCGCGTCACCCGAAAAACACCGCCTGTAACTGGAAGGTGCAACTTGTAGCGACGGACGGCTCGACGGTGACGAGCGCAGGCTTCAGCAACACGTCGAGAGACGAAGACACCGGGCCGCCTAACAACGGCGTCGCTCTCACGATCAAGCGCGCGCGCCTCAAGAAAGGCGGCAAGCTGCTCTTAGACTTCGATCTGCCCCTCGCGCAAATGAACACGCACACGAAGAATGTGCTCATCATCCATGACAACAATGCGACGGGCGCAGGCAGGCGGTTCTATGATCCCGCGACATCCGCCTGGGTCGCGACGTACCCGGACGGCACGACGGAGCTGTCGCTTGAGAAAGGCGGCGCAAGCGGGCTGCACATTTCGCCGGCCGAAATATTCGTCGGAGGAAGAACGCAATTCTTTGTTCGTGTGGGCGTATGGAACGCCTTCAACGGCGGCTCGGCTACGTACAGCGGGGATCTCACGAACCCGATCACGCAGGCGGGATCTGAAGCCGACTCTGTAATCACTGATACGGCAACGCCTAACAACGGGACTCCTTTCGCCGCACCTTCGGTCGAGGTAAACAGCAAGGGGATCACGGTCGAGTTCCCTATAGTCGGCGTTCCTCAGATGACTACCTTCAAGAGCGCGTCGATTAGAATTCAGATACAGGACATCTCCGGCGCGGGCGGTTGCTACTGGAATGGGAAGCGCGGCGCGAACATGGTCACAAGCCTCTCCGTGATAGACATAGACATCGGGCGGGAGGGCGCATGGACGAAGAACATGCACCGCGAGGACGTTCGCCGCGCGTTTCAAAATCAGTTCGGCTCCTCCGCTCAGCCCTTTTTCTTAAACCTGAATTACACGCTCACGAATGCGCTCGGCACGACAGGATCATTCGCAAAAACAATCCTCTATTCGGATTGGCTCGACGCATTCGGCACGCGCGAGGCCGCGTTAGTATTAGATGTCGCCGCGCCCATGTCGTCGAACCCTTTTCAGCTATTACCGAACAGTGATTTCTTCGACGGCGACGGCAGCGTACAGCCGGGTTTTCACACGCTCAAAGACTTCGCCCGCTGGCTCGGATCAAATCCCGGCACATCACAGAGCCGGTACATAGACAACACGCTGAATTCAATCTATTGGGACTTCATTAACCATCTCGTGATCTTCAGGGCGATTGACCGCTGGCTTGTTACTGACAATCGAGGGTCAGACGACATCAACCTGAACGTCCGGGGCATAGAGCCTACGCTTGCAATCGGGGACTGGACGAATGTGCAATTTCAGGCGAAGTCGCCTAATACGACATTCGCCGCGTTGCTCATGCGGGCGGGACTGTATGACGGTCTCGGCAATCTGCTATCCACGTCGCCTGACATCGCGCTTGCGGCGGGTCAGACACTAGGCGCGACGATGCAGCCGTTCGGATCCAGGTTTCAGCTCACGTCGCTGCCTGGGGGCTCTGATAAGAACCTGTACTTTGCTCTCCGAATCCTGTCGTCTACGCCCGCGATAGATGACTCGCACTTGTTTGCAGTGGATAGATTCAATTACCTGCGCGGCAGAAGCCCCGGTGCCTTCGGGCAGCGCGCGAAGGTTGAAAACCGAAGACCTTATGCCTACTCGCAAGGGGTAAGCCCTTCCGCCGCATCCCAGGTCGATCTTGGCAACTCGGTCAATGCAAATTCCGGTTTTTTCGACGATAACACCGGGGGGAGATTTCAGGTCTTATGAGCACGGGCATGCACCTTACTGATCGCGACCGCGCCGTAATCGCAGCTCAGGAAAACCTCGACGCGCTCAAGGCTCAGCTTGATCTCGCAATCGCCGACGGAACGGCTACGCTTCAGATGCTCGAAGCAGTGCAGGCGGCACAGGCTCACGTCAAGCACGTCGGCGCGATGCCTATGAAATTCGTCTGCGCTTTAGGCAAAGGGCAGGCGAAGGTCGCGAAGGATCATATTATCCTGCATGTCTGCGCGGTCACCTATTTTCACGCCGATGCGGTTCATATAAACAGCGACGGCGAAGAGATTCGGGGCGCGTACCAGTTCGTCGAGTATGACAAGGATCAACTGCGCAAAATTCCGGTGTGCGGCGGCTGCAACGGCAAAGCATTGCTACACGAGCAACTGCACGAGCGCGCGATAGACGCGGAAGCTGACCCGCGCCGCTCGGTTCAGGCCGCTTTCGGAAACTTCATAAGGGAGCGCGACGAGGCTCAGGCAAGACATCAAGCGCTCATAGAAGAGAACGCGAGGCTGCAAGAGCGCAATCAAGAGTTAGAGCGCGAGCTTCGCCGCCTGCGCCCTGCCGGAGAGGAGAAAGCCTGATGCCCTTTCTACTCGATTACACTGACGAGAACGGGACTAACTACCCCGCATCGTACTGGGTCATTCGTTACTACACTGCGAACGACCCGGCGCAATCCGGCCAGGTCCACTTCTTCGGGTACGCGGACGTTGAAGCTTTCGACCGAGGCAATGACGAGATAGGGAGGCAGTCTTACACGATAACCGATGTCTCTATCTATGACCTCTATTTCGGCAAGGCGCATGTGCCTACGACGGAGGCGTTCCTGACGCTGCTTGAGCGCATCGGGCTCAACGTGCCGACGCCGGGCGCTTCGTTTTTTAACTCGGGGAGCCAGCTTTCGAGCGTGCGCCCGCTGTCGCTTGAGATAGGCGCTGAGAATCCCTCGCGCGTCGTCGTCGTGTTCACCGCAGAGGTAGATTTTCAGCCGACGGGTAATTTTCTCTCCGGCATCACGATTAAGGTCAATGGCGTCGCGGCTACGATCTCTACGGCTACGCAGACGGGCCTTCCGACAACGCTCCAATACAACCTGAGCGCGCCCGTTGAGATCGACGATGTCGTCACCTGGGAATACGACGCGAGCGCGGGATTCCTTGAAGACGCGGCGGGGCTGACCTTGCAGACGTTCACGCCGCTTGACGTGACGAACAACCTCGGGCGGCACCTGTGGTTTAACACGAAAGATAATTCTGCTCACGTACTGACGATAGGACTATAGACATGGCAAACAACATCCCCATAATCGACCAGGGCGGCGCGACCAAGACTCTAAAGACTACAGATAATGCAGGCATCCATACCCCGCATCATAATGTTGACCAGCTCGCGGCGGGCGCATCTGCCGACATAGGGGCGCTCGGCGACGCGAAGGTCATCACGGACGCGACGGGAAGCGTGCTCGCCTTCCTGCGCGGCATCGTCTACCTCATAGCGACGCTCTTACCTGCTTCGCTAGGGCAGAAGCTTATGGCCGCTTCGCTCTCCGTCGTGATCGCTTCAGACCAGACGGCGATACCCATCGCGGCGGGCTCTGCCTCAATCGGCGGCGTGAAGTGGAATGGGGTGCATTGGGCCGCCTCGCCCATCTCTCTTGAGTCAGCCGACCTTAGCTCTATAGGCGACCTCACGCAAGCGCCCACATCGGGGCAGAAGATCGTGATTGACGAGCTGTGGGTGAGCACGATCACTGCCATGACGCTCACGATCACGGAAGAGACTACTTTGACCGTGCTCAAGACTTTCTATTTGCCCGCGAATTCAGAGCCGTTCCTGTTCAAGCCGCTCGTCGGGCTCAAGCTCGCCACCGCAGATAAGAAGGCTCGCATACAGGCGTCGGCGGCAGGCAGCATATCCATCTACGCCAGCTATCATAGCGAAGCCTAAGCCGCATTGCCGATTATCCGGCCTTAAATGAGGTTGAAAACCAAGCAAAGGGGAAATCTATGTCATCTAAAATCAGAAGCATAAAACAGGCGCGCGCGCAGAAGCCTAAGCCGGGCGTGATTAAAGTTAAGCTGAGTACTGTCGTGGACTCGGTCGGCGCGCTTCAGCAGCTTGCGCAACAACCTATGGCCGCGCGGTTCACGTACACGCTGAGCAAGGCCCTCAGGGCCGTGCAGGAAGAGGTGCAGGCGTTTGAAGCCGCGCGGAAATCGCTCAACGAAAAGTACGGCACGCTCAACGCGGAGATGAACAAGTATGACATCCGCGAGGAAGATGTCGCCAAGTGGGAGGCCGAATACCAGGGGTTGCTCGATACCGAGGTCGATCTCGCGATCATGCCGGTCAGGCTTGAGCAGATAGGCAACGCTTTGATGAGCGCGGCGGCCATGTTCGCGCTCGAATGGTTGATAGTAGAGTAGAGAGCTAGAGATGCCAACTCCAGCAGAATGCGCGGTAACCGACATCCTCTACCGTATGACGGATGAGGGCGTTTACGAGCCGTTCCCGAACTGCCCGGTCACCATAATAAAAGTCCGCCACAGTGAGGCGTTCTTCAGCACGGAGCGGGCCGTCGTGCGCGCGGATGAGAACGGGCTTGTCACGCTCAGGCTCCCCCAGTCCTCGACCGTCTGGGTTTACGCAGAGGCGACGAACCTCAACGCGTCGGGAGGGGTGCGCCTGACAATCCCGGCGGCGGCTTCGGCAACGCTATTCTCGCTCGTCTCTGCGGCGAGCGTTCCCGCAAGCGGCCTCGTCGTGCAGCGGCTCGGCTCTCACCTGCTCAACCGGGAAGGCACGCTCAATTTCAACGGCTCGTATTTCGGCGTGACGGAGACGACGCCAGGCACTGCGGCGGTGACGATCTCCGTCTTCGGCCCTTCAGGCCCCGCTCACGCGCCGGGCCTCGTGCCTGACCCGGGCCCGGTCGCAGGCGCGGCCCGGTTCCTCTGCGAAGACGGGACATGGCAAGAGCCTGCGGGCGGCGGCTCGGGCCTCTGGGGCGGCATCACAGGCACGCTCTCAGATCAGGTAGACCTACAGAGCGCGCTCGACGCGAAGGCACCCACATCGCACGCACATGCAATAGCGGACGTGACCGGGCTGCAATCTGCCCTCAACGGCAAGGCCGCTCTCTCTCACACTCATGCTCAGTCTGATGTCACAAACCTGGTCTCAGACCTTGCCGCAAAGCAGCCGCTCGACGCGACTTTGACCGCGCTCGCCGCCTTTAACTCAAACGGCGTGATAGTGCAGACCGCGACGGATACTTTCGCGGCCCGAACTCTCACCGGGACCGCGAACCGGCTCACGGTTGCGAACGGCAATGGAGCGGGCGGCAACCCTACTTTTAACATAGACACGACTCTTCTGCCTTCTCCCGTGCTTGCAGACGCAGGCAAATTCCTGAAGGCGACGGCGGCAGACGCATACGCGCCAGCGGCGATAGCCATAGGCGACGTGACGAGCCTGCAAGCGGCATTAGACGCGAAGCAGAACTCGCTCGGCTTCACCCCTGAGAACGCTGCCAACAAAGACCAGGCGAGCGGGTACGCGGGACTAGACGGCGCGGGGAAGATAAACCCGTCGCATCTCCCGGCCATAGCTATCAGCTCGTTTCTCGGCTCTGTGGCGTCGCAGGCCGCGATGCTTGCGCTTTCAGGCGAGCGCGGCGACTGGTGCGTGCGCACGGACGTTAGCGCGACCTACATCCTGATAGCAGACGACGCGAGCCAGCTTGCCTCATGGCAGATCGTCGTGACGCCCCTCGATGCGGTCTCCTCTATCTTCGGGCGAACGGGCGCGGTGACCGCGCAGAATAACGATTACACATGGGCGCAGATCAATAAAACTACTTCGAGCCTCGCGGACATAACGACCCGCTCCGCTTCAGACCTTTCGAGCGGCACGCTTCCGCTCGCGCGGCTCTCGGGCATCACGAACACAGAGATAGCTTCGGGCGCGGCAATCGCGTACAGCAAGCTCAACCTCTCCGCGAGCATAGTCAACGCAGACGTAGCGAGCGGCGCTGCCATCGCTCTTTCAAAGCTCGCCTCCGGGTCAAGCATAGTCACATCTGTCGTTAATGACACGAACGTGACCGGCTCGGTCTCCGCTAATGCGCTTACGCTCGGCTGGTCGGGCGCTCTCTCGAAAGCTCGTCAGCACGCAGCGACCGCATACACGGACCAGGCGAACACGTTCACCGTCGCGCAGACACTTCCCCTCGTAGACAAAGCGGGGCAGCTCTTCAACGTGAAGGCGTTTGGCGCTCTAGGCAACGGATCGACAGACGATCTGGCCGCGCTTCAGGCGGCAGACGCGGCGGCGGCAGCGGTCGGGGGGATAGTCTACCTTCCGCCCGGCACATACGCGATTTCAGCGCCTTTCCTGCCGTCTGAGGGCGTCACCGTTTTAGGAGCAGGGCGAAAGGCATCTTTTTTGAAGGCGCTCGCGGGCTTCGACAGCGGCCTGGCAGAGTCTCAGTTGATCGCGTGGAACGGGCTCAGCTACATCACGATAAGCGACATAGGCTTTGTATCGAACGGCCAGAACGCGCAGGGCTTCAAGATAGAAGACTCTATAAATTCGACTGTGCGCAATTGCCACTTCGATTCTGGCTGCCAGCGCATGGGCATCATCGGCGGCACGACGACGCAGAACATCACGATCACCCATAACGTCTCCGAAGGCACAACGCTTGCCGAAAACCTTGCCATCGTAGACGCCTGCTATTGCGAGGTGAGCTTCAACCATATCAAGCAGCCGACCACATCGAACATCTTCAACGGCGTGGAGTTCTTCCTCGTCACGCCCGGCGCGATGGTAGGCAATAAGATCATCGGCAACACGTTTGAAAACTCCGGGACCGCAGGCGTGGCCGCAGGCGGGGACGTTCAAACGACTGTGGCCGGCAATACCTTCGTGAGCTGTAACTATGCTCTGCTCGGCGACGAGAACGCCGGGACGCCCTCCGTCGGAGGGACGTTCAGCGGCAACGTGATCATATCACCCGTATCTGCCGCCGTGCTCTTTCAGAGCGCGCATGACTGGACGGTGAGCGCAAATACAGTGAGGGGCTCGGCAGGCGCGGGCATGATCATTGGCGGCACGGGCCATGTCATAGAAGGTAACTCCGTCGTGGGCTCCGCCTCGGTAGGCTTCAGTATTCTCGGGAGCTACAACACCGTTACAGGGAATAGCGCGGTCGATAACTCTCGCGGCTTCGGCGTGAGCGGAGACAGCAACGCGATTCACGACAACGTAGCTACTGACACGCGCACGCCTAAGGTGCAGGACTTCGGGCTGGTATTTACGAGCGGTGCCGATAACAACATCTACGGCGGCAACATGCTCACGGGGAACCTCAACGGCACCATTTCGGATGCCGGGAGCGGGAACCTCTCTGCTGTAAAGACAGGAGACTCCCCGCGCTTCGCGACCGTCACCGTAACGGCAAACCTGACGAAAGACGCTACAAAACTTTATCTCGACCTCGACACCTCCGGGGTGACGGGCTTCCCGTCGGCGGATTTCGTCTTCGGCGGCGGCGGCATATTCCGCGTAGCTAAGGTCAGCGTCGTCGGCACCAATGATATTTTCTTCCAGGCGCTGCCGCCTTCGTCGGCAGGCTTCGGAATTATAGAGACGTACGGCGGCGCAGGCACGGGGCTGAGCACGGGCGGGCCGGGACAGCCCATCTTGATGTTGCCGAACAGGACCGAGCGCGGGCGGTTCGACGACAACGGGCTTTCCGTCACGGGCATATTGAGCGTCAGCCCGAATTATCCGAACGGCTTGAAGTTCGACTCCTCGACCTTGATGTATGGCGGGTCGAGCAACTTCACCTTCTACGACTTCAGCCAGAACAACGCGAGGATAGGCAACGTCGGCGTCAGGCTCGCGAGCAACAGGCAGCTTGCATGGGCTAACACGAACGACGCGACGCAGGCTGCGGATACGGGGCTTGACCGCAACGCGGCGGGCGTCGTCGAGGTGAACAACGGCACGCCCGGAACGCTCAGAGACTTCAAGGCCCGGGCCATCAACCTTTCATCCCTGACGCCTTCGGGCAGCGCAGACAGCACGGGCAATCAAGGCGATTTCAGGTGGGATGATTCTTTCGTGTACGTGAAGACAAGCGGCGGCTGGAAGCGTTCGGCCCTTTCGACGTTCTAAGCTACGAGCAATGATATGCCTCAAGAAAAAAGGCGAAATATAACTAAGTTATAACCGGAAATGAGGATGGATTCGTGTAACTCAATCGCTTATTGGGCTTAGAACGTCATGCGTTAAAAACTACACTTTAATGAGACGCATACTTTACAAAACGAGCATAACAGCGCGCATACTTAAATCACCTGCCGAGTGAAGGCTCCGCGCCCTAAAGGGCAAGGCTTCTTATGTCACAGCACGAGCAAAACAAATCCTTAACGGTTGATTGGTTGACGCCGCCCTATATCACAGAGGCGTTGCCAGTCTTTGACCTTGATCCGTGCGCGAGTACGCATCAAACATTAGCGACGGCGCGCAGGATGATCGTGTTACCGGAAGATGGTTTGCAGGTCAAGTGGGAAGGTAGCATTTGGCTCAATCCTCCTTATGGTCACAAGCAGATCGCACCGTGGATGCGTAGGATGGCGCGGCACAACAACGGTGTCGCTCTTGTCTTTGCGAGGGTCGAAACCAAGTGGTTTCACCGTTTGGTTTGGCCTTTCGCTTCCGGTTTCTTCTTTTTTGAGGGCAGGCTGTCGTTTGTTCACGGGCAGGCATTAACGGACAGACAAAAATATGGAGGCAACGCGGCATCGCCTTCCGTGCTGGTTGCCTACGGCAGACAATGTGAAGAATGGATTCGCAACCTAAAACTCTCTGGTCATTTCATTGCGAATCATCAATCAACTAACGATCCCATCGCGGCCATCGAGGCCGCTCAGGGATACCAAATTCCTCCCTCAGCTAAAGTGGCCCACTTTGAAGATTCAAGCGCAGCATCGGGCCATCTGCCCGATTGAATCGTCGTTTTGCTAATGTTTACGACCGCTGAATAGTGGCCCGGTTTAAGCTCTATAATCCAGCTCTGGGCCAGCGCCACAAATGTCCTGTATCGACGAGGCATGCTCAACGGAGCGGCCTCGTTTTCTTTTGCCCGGTAACTATGAATGATAGCCGATCCCGCTTCTGAGACTACAGCCGCTCAGATAGCATCCTCACAAAAAGTTGCCGTGATTCTGCCGGAAGGGGGCAACGCAGCTAATGGCAGTAAAGCCGATTCTTGAGAGCCTGCGCTACCTGCGCGGGCGGCGAATCTACATAAGCAAAAAGAGCATAGCCGCGTTCGTCGCGCTCGGGCTTGCGGGCGTGCTCACGCTCGCGCTCATCGTCTACAACCTGATTCGGTTTCGCCATTACCAGGCGTGGGTGAGTCACACGCGGCAGGTCATAGGGGAGATTCGCGGGCTGCATGCTGCCGTCGTCGAGGCGGAAACGGGGCAGTCGCGGTTCGTCATCACTCAAGATGGCGATTACCTGGACAACTACAAGGGGGCGCGGGCGAGCGCGTACGCGCAGGTAGAAAAGATGGAGACGCTTACTGCGGACAACCCGAACCAGCGCGCGCTCATTCGCGAGGTGAGAGAGGCGATAGATGCCCGCCTCGCGACCCTTGCGACGGGGATAGAGCTGCGCGGGGCGCAGGGCCTTGACGTGACGCGCCAGGCGATGCTCACCGGGACCGGCAAGCGGCAGATGGACGGGATACGCGAGCTGATAACAAGGATGGAAAACGAGGAGATGCGCCTGCTCCGCGCGCGGGCGGGTAATGTGAGGGCGCAATGGGTTCAAACGCTCGCGATGCTGATTACGCCGCTGCCTCTCGCTTTGATCTTCCTCTTCCTGATAGGCGCGCTCGTCAATAAAGACATGGTCGATAAGGTGAAAGAGATGGAAGAGAGACAGGCCGCGAGTGAAGCGATCCTGCGTCACACGGAGGGCGTCAGGGCATTGATGAAGAAAGAAGACCTGACATTTGATGCGATTCTTTCAGAGTCGGAGAGATTACTGAAAGAGCTTGAGATGCTCGCGCGCGCCCTCCCGAACTAACGAACCCGGAGATGGTAAATGTCCCAATCGCAACCGCCCAACTTAAACGATCCCGCGACCTTTCAAGCGCTCATCTCGCTGCTCGCGCTTCACCGCGAGGGCTTGCAGCGCGTGGGAGAAAGGTTTGACGACGCAGAGCGGCATGTAACGCTCGGCTCGCTCGACCGGGAATTTCAGCGGCTCCGCCAGGACTGCGACGGCGTCGAGACCATGCTGAAGAACGGCAACGGTCTGCTCGTTAGGTTCGAGAGGCTAGAGAACCGCGTCTCTAATCTCGAAGAGCATAACCGCTTAAGGAATTCGCAGACGGAGAAGAGCAGCACCCGCAAATGGGACATCGTCCTGCTACTGCTCGGCTTCCTTCTGAGCAGCGTCTTAGGCGCGGCTATAACTCAGTGGCTTTCACACCTGCCGAAATAGGAGCCTTTAAATGAACCTGACTGTGATAAGAAACACGTTCACACCTAACAGCACAATGGGAGAGATTTACGTCGATGGCGCGTTCGAATGCTACACGCTCGAAGACGTTTGCCGCGCGCAGAAGATCAAGCACGAGACGGCCATCCCGCCGGGCGTCTATCAAGTCGCCGTAACCCCGTCCGCCCGCTTCAAGCGGGACCTGCCTTTGCTGCTCAACGTGCCTGAGTTCGAAGGCATCAGGATTCACCCCGGCAACACGAAGGCAGACACGTCGGGCTGCATCCTCGTCGGGGCAACAAAGGGCGCGGACCGCATCGGCAACAGCCGCACGGCGTTTCATGCCCTTTTTGAAAAGATCAAGGCCGCGCTCCGCGATGGCGAGAAAGTACAAATCGAGATAATCGAGAAGAGATGAGGAGAACTATGCCAGAACCATGTGACCACAGGAAGCTCGGCGTGGGTCAAATTCCATTTCGCGACCGCGTCGTTCATAACGTCTGCCTCGATTGCGGCGAAGACCTCGGGCCGGTCGTTCGAGAGGCTGTGATGCTTTACGAGAACGGTCCCTGCTCGCCCCCTACGGGGATAGTAGAAGGGCAAACGACAGTGACAGTGCCGGAAGCGAGATTGCAAGAACTGAAGCAAGAAGCTCCCCGCTGGCACCCGATGTTGAGGGCCGTAATTGAGACGTACCCCTAAAGGGTGAAAAGATGACACGCATAACAGAGAGCATAGCAAAAGCCGTAGATGCGCACGCGACGGAGCTGATCCTATTTATGTGGGCCGTAGTCGTGCTGATCGCATACTGCGTCAAGCCCCTGCCTGAACTCCTCGGGATTCTCAGCGGGGCCGCAGCCGCACTGTATGCAATCGCGCAGAAGCGCCCGAAGACAGAAGTCGCAGCGCAGATTGAGAATGCCGATCAAGTAAAGGTGAATTCGCGCGATCAAGTAACGATGAATTGACCATGCGGAGTCAGGTTTGACTCCGCGAGCAGCTTCACCGCTCGCGCGGGGTCAGCGCGACAAGGGGGGGGGGATGAGTAGGCCTTTCACGTTAATGTTCGGAGATTGCCTAGACCGAATGAGCGAGATAGCACAAGGTAGCGTCAATATGGTTGCGGCTGACTTACCGTATAAGGCAACTATTCACGCATGGGATTCAATCATACCGTGCGAACCGCTCTGGAAGCAGTACAAGCGAGTTACGACGCGAAACGCAGCCATAGTGCTTACAGCCATCCAGCCATTCGCAAGTCTTCTAGTGATGAGCAATTTGAAAATGTTTCGCTATGAGCTAATAGCAGAAAAGACCATGCCTACGATGTTTCAGCAAGCGAAGAAAATGCCATTAAGAAAACATGAAAACGTGCTGGTGTTCTATAGGAAGTTGCCGACCTATAACCCGCAGTTTGAGGCCGGGAAACCTTACAAGCGCGCCGCTGGCAGCGGTGATCGAAAGGCCAGCGGATTTCATTCTCAAGCAATTGTCAAAACGGCTATTGATAATAAAGGCACGCGCTACCCCGGCAGCGTGAAGAAATTCTCTAATTCAAATCACGGATTACTGCACCCGACCCAGAAATCAATCGAACTGATGGAGTATCTAATAAAGACATACTCAAACGAAGGCGACACGATTCTAGATAACGCGATGGGGTCAGGTACTACGGGCGAGGCATGTATTAATCTTAATCGGAAATTCATCGGCATAGAGAAAGACCCGCATTATTTCGAGGTCGCACAGGAACGAATCGAGAAGGCATGGGCCAGGAGAGAGATGGGCATAACACCGCTCCCAAATATGCCGTTGTTCCCCGCGCCTAGCCAGGCGCGGTTCATCGAAGAAGGCTAGAAGGCAAGAGTGAATCCTGAAATCAAGGCTCCTTGTGAGCGGCTTCACCTTTTCATTTCTTGAATCGCAGCGAGAACGGCCTGACGCTCAAGCAGGGGCATGTTCTGAAGCTTCTTTTGCCATCGCTCTGTTTTCCTCTTGATCCTTTGCCGCTCGGTCTTGTCTCTTCCGAGGTACCTGTAGTCGTGAAGCTCGACGGGCTCGGGATAATTCATCCAGAGGTATTCGGTCGCCTGCGTGCCGTTGCGCGTGATCGCCTGATAGGTCAGGACGCGCCAGCCCTCAAGCACCTGTTCGTAGAGGCTTGAGCGATAGCCTGAGATCATTACCGGGCAGCGGAATCGCTTAAGCAGCTTCAGGAGTTGCAGATGTTGAAGGTCTGAGAATTCGCGCTCGTAGATGAGGGCCTTCTTGTGAGAGCGAGACTCAAGCAGGTACGGCGGGTCAAGGTAGATGAACTCGTCGCCCTTGAGCTTGAGATTTGAGAGTAAGGATATCGCGCAGCCGCAAATGACTGCCGTGCGCTGGCGGCTGCCGGGGTAGATACATTTGACTGCTTCGTCGATGCAGTTGTTTATGTCTACTGATCCAGGAAGGACCTCGCAGCCGATAGCGTCTGCGGTCGACCGGGCGACGGCAGGGTCGAGTTCTATGATGAGATTCACTTCTGCGGGCCGTGTGAAGCGCGAGATCGCGGCAGAGCCGCCGAAGGCTTCTATCTTCACACGATGCGGCGGTATCTGATTGATGATCGTCTGATAGACGCCCATTCCGTTCTTACTTCCAGGGTAATTCATACCCTGTAGAGTAGACGAAACTATCTACGCGGTCAAGAACTTTCTTATTGATCGACGAGGTAGACGTTCTCGTCTGCCGGTGATCACGCAGACATTCAGGGCTACGCTCGAGGGTAGACGTTAATAGCTACGCGGGATCTCTGCGCGGCTGAGCTTGCCCGCGCGGGCCGGCGCAGTTGCTTTTGGCTGCGAGGTGATCGCTCGCAGACGGAAGCGTCTACCAGGACCTCGTAGCTGTGAATGTCTGCGCTGGCCAGGTAAAGACAATGCCAGACTTAGAGAAAAGAAAAATAGAGTTGATCTTCAGCCGCGAGGTATTCAAAACCGCCCTCTGGGCAACGCTCGCGGTCTGCGCCGTCGTCCTCACTTACGAGATCATAAAGACCTCGCGCGCGGTACGTCACCAGGCGGAAGCGGGCGCGGTCTATAACGAGCAGTTGCAGGCGATCATAGGTGAAGCCAGGGACGCCGTCCGCGACGTGCATGAGACGACGACGCAACTCAAGAAAGAGATACCCCGCGTCGTCTCAAACCTCGACGGGGCGGTGACGGATACGCGAACAGTGATACGCTCGCTCAACGGCCCTGTAATCGCGATCAACGGCGTCGTCGCAGACATCAGGCGCGATACCCTGCCGCTCGTCAACACGAACCTGTCGAGCCTGAACGACAACCAGATCAAGCTCGGAGAGACGATAGAGGTCACGAGAGACGGTCTGAAAGAGATCGTCTCGTCTCTTTCGCTCGCAGGACAAGACATCAGGCTTATAACCTCTGACCCCGCGCTTCAATCATTGCCGGAAGAGATCAACGCCCTCACGAAAAGCCTGAACCGGACGGCGGGCAAGGTCGAAGTCATCGCGGATGATCTGCACGCCACAGGGCAGAATGTCGCGGGCGTCACGGGCAACCTGAATCTAATGTCTGCCGACGCGCAGAAGTGGAGCCATGCCCTGCTATTCCCGCCGCGAGAGAAAGGCTTCGCAGGGTTCTTAAAGAGATACGTGCTTGCGCCTCTCAAGACATCGGGCGGCGTAGTCTACCTGTGGGTCAAGATCCTTAACGGCATGTAGCTCATCACTCATCACCTTTCATCAAACCCGAATAAGAGGACATCATGATTAGAAAAGCCATCATTCTACTGCTCTGCTTTGCCTGCATCCATTTTCATCCCGCGCCTGCCTACGCGCAGTCTGAGCCGCCCGAGCCGCCGCGCGTATTCCTAGACACCGCCTACGCCCAAGCGGCGGGCATTAAGATCATCGTCGGGGCGCGTGAGGACTTCCAGAGCGCGCTCAACGTCGGACATCTCGGCGATGAGATCATCCTGACGGCAGGCGTAACCAAGCCCGGCAACTTCACGCTGCCCGCCAAATCAGGAACCGCCCCGCTCATAATCCGCACGTCGAATCTGGATGCGCTCGAAGAGGGCAGGCGCGTCGGCCCGGCTGACGCTACGAATATGCCGAAGCTGGTTAGCCCGAACAGCGACCCCGTCATCTTGGCGGCTCCGGGCGCGCACCATTATCGCTTCGTCGGGATTGAATTCTCTTCGCGCGTCGATATGAACAACCTGATCGCGCTCGGCGACGGCTCGGAGACAGATGTTTCGAGAGCGCCGTCTGACCTCACGATTGACCGCTGCTACGCGCATGGCCTGGCGAACCTCAAGCTCCGTCGCGGCATCGCCCTCAACAGTGCGCGCACGGCGATCATCGACTCCTATATCTCAGAGGTCCACGAGGTAGGGGCAGACTCTCAAGCCATCTGCGGGTGGAACGGCCCCGGCCCTTTCAAGATCGTGAATAACTATCTTGAATCGGCGGGCGAAAATGTAATGTTCGGAGGCGCAGACCCGAAGATTCAAGGGCTAGTGCCGTCAGACATAGAACTGCGACGAAATAAATTCTTCAAGCCTCTAAGCTGGAACCCTTTCGACAAAGAGAACTTTCAGCCGCTCAGCGGCCAGGCGGTGACGTGGACGACGAACTCGCAGCCCTGCGCGTCGGAAGAACAGGGCCGTCGTTTACCGCCTCGGTACGTCGCGGCGGGCGGCTGCACAGCTCGGCACTGGTCTGTGAAGAACCTGCTTGAGCTGAAGAACGCGCAGCGCGTCCTGATTGAAGGGAACCTCTTTGAGAACAATTGGGCGGACGCTCAATCGGGCTATGCGATCTTGTTTAAGTCCGTCAACCAGGACGGGGCGGCGGCATGGTGCATCACTCAAGACGTAGACTGTAAAAACAACATCGTGCGCCGTTCGCCCGGGGGCGTGAACGTGCTCGGCTTTGACGCTTCTCAGCCCGGGCAGAAGGCCCGGCGCGTGAGCGTGAGGAATAATCTATTTGACGACATCGCAGGCTCATTCCTTCAAATCTCAGACGCGCCCGACGTGAGCGCAGATCACAATACAATTCTGCACGGCGGCAACGTCATCACGGCGTACGGCCCCGCGAGCCCCGGCTTCACCTACACGAACAACCTATCGCGCCATAACGCCTTCGGCGTGAAGGGAGATAGTCAAGGGACCGGCTTGCCTACGCTGAATGCTTACTTCACCGGGTATGCCTTCACAAAGAACGTGCTTGCGGGCGGCAACTCTTCGCTCTACCCGCCCGACAACTATTTCCCTGCTTCGCTCGATTCTGTGGGGTTCGTTGACGCGGCAAGCGGCAATTACAGGCTCTCCTCTTCGAGCGTCTATAGGAACGCAGGCACGGACGGGCGCGACCTCGGCGCAGACATAGACGCGATAGAAGCTGCGATGCGTGGCGTCGTCGTGCCGCCGCCCGTCCCGCCCTCGGTTAATCTCACCGTGCCGCCTGAAGGCATCGACATCGAATACAGGGACGTGCGCACGGGCAGGGTCATTCTCACGGTGAGGCTGCGACCTTAACCGCTTTCTTTCGGGCGCGTGAATTGCGCGCAATCAATCAATCAACAACAGGAGAACAGGAGAAATATTATGTTTGGAATAAGAAGTTTTTTATCTCGTCATTTCGACGCGCTCAGAAAAGCATTCGGCTGGATAAGGAAACAGGAGAATCAAGAAAAGGTAGCTAAGGAGATCGCGGTCGCGCTCGATCTGTCCGAGAAGGCCGCGCCCGCCGTCAGGCAGATCTCGGCGGCTCTGGGCGGCGATGACCTGGTCGTTCTGTCAGGGTCGGCACTGGCAGCGGCTAACAGGACAGGCATCAAGATCGAGCATATCTTAGAGGAGCCTGACTGGCATAAGAAGGTCGGCCTGGCGCTTGACCTTGCGGGGAACTCGCTCAAAGAGGAGATCCGCGAGATGCTGCCGGCGCTCGAACGTGGCATCGAGATCGACGGCAAGATCATCAAGACGGCTGAGCAGCTTGACGCGCTCAGCGCTAACGTCTTTCACACGCCCGCGCAGATTGCGATTCGGGCGCTGCGGGTCGCAGGCGAAATAGGCAGCATCGCATCGCAGGCGGCAAGGAATTGAGTGTGGCCGCTCCGCCTCCTGCCAGAGTACGCGGAGCGGCCCATAGCGATGCTGCGGTAACGGGCCTGTGGGGCGGGCCCGCGCTCTCGTATGGGCGCAACCGCCGCATCGCTGCCCGGCGTCGTACTAGGACTTGCCGCGACGCCGGGTTATCCTTTATGGTTTGAATCAGAGCGCATTCAGATGAAGCCCCGTTAAGCTGATTTAAGAGGTTGGCAGGCCGTCCGACTCGTTAGACGCCGGAACCTGACAATCGCTTACAGGTCAATTAAGCGCTTCCCGCACTAGTCGAATTCCCTTCTAGCTCCCTTGCGCGCCCGGCCATATAGTTGCCACGACGCCGACAAGGTCTATTTCTCTAAGTCGCTCGCAAATACAATTCGGGCACAGCAAGCCACAACCTTTATGATGAGTCGGATTGATTCGCTCCCATACTTCGTGCGGCAGTGAAAGGTCGGCAAAGTTGTCGTAAGGAATTCGGCAATCGTAACATACGCCCTGCGGGCACTCGTCGTCTCTGTACTTCCATTGCTTCTTAATGCCAAAGGAATTGACGTAATAGTCTGGCTCCATTGAATCAACCTATTGCGGCCCGACAGGGCGACACCGCGACGTGTCAAGGTGTCGCGGTCAGTGCGTTACTGATGAAGTGTCACCTTAAAGCCTCTCTCTACGAGGCCGTGCAGTCTCTTCTGATGAGAGTCGAATTCATCTTTAGTCATCAGAATGTCATGGCGTGATTTCTTGAGCGAGTGAAACAGCCGCCCGGTGCGCTGAATCTCTTGCTGCCTTGAGCCGAACAGGAAATCGACCTCGATGATATGCTCAAGGTCATCGAGCGACACGCCCATATCCATGACGCGCGAAGCCACGAACGCGGGTGACTGCCTGGCCGTCGTCATGCGCCCGTTCGTCCCGCCGTGAACGTGCGGAAGGTTGAGGCGTTTCGCTATCTGCGCGCCGAGGTCTATTGCGTCTGAAAAGATGAGCGTCTTCTTACTTGAATCGAACAACTCTGCGGCCTTGTTGATCTTCTGCGCCTTGCTCGGCACTATCCAGACGTTTACCTCGTGATACTGCTTTCCGAGCGTCTTCATCAACTCACGCCAGTCATGACCGATAGGGAACCCCGTGAGCGCGAAGATGTAATTCGTTCGGCCATCTTCCCTGTAGGGTGAGGCAGAGAGCCCGATTCTATACTTCGTCTTGAGCGTGGCAAGCCGGGAAAATGAGGTAGCAGGCAGGCGATGGCACTCGTCGAACAGTACAACGTCCCATTCGTGCTTTGCTACTTTCTCATAAGCCTGATATGTCACGATCCTTAGAGCCGAGCTTTCATGGCTTCCCTCTTCCCGCCCTAGTCGGGGGGCGTATTTTCTGAAGTAGTCTTTCCATTGGTCGATAAGCGTCTTCGTCGGCACGACGATCAGCTTTCTACCATTGATCGAGTCGAGACACTTCATGGCGAAAAACGACTTGCCCGCGCCCGTCATCCAATAAACCCCGACTGCGCCAAGCTCAAGCCATCGCAGATAAGCGTCTTGCTGGAATTGATACCTGCCTCCGCAGGTGAAACTAATGGAGGGCTCCCTGTAATCCTGAGTGGCTACGGGCCGCGCCGCGAAAGGCAGATAGCCGTCGTCGATCATCTGAGCGAGCAGTTGAAACTCTTTGCCGCGCGTGATGTATCCGACGTCGCCCTTGATGCGGCTCAAGAAGGGTCTATATCTCTCGGCTGCCGCCCTGCCGTTTTGATCGAAAGTAAGAAGACCGTCCGCGACCGAGAAGGCTACGGGCGTCTGCTCAAGCCCGGTAGCTTCGCTGATCGACTCAGGAACGCTGCCAAGCCAAAGCGTGTACCGATTGACAAGAAAAACATTGTAAGAATCTGTGGCGAACTCAAGCCAGCCGACGGCGAAGTCTATAAACTTTGGGACTATGCAATACCACTCATGGGCGCGCCTTTGTATGAGAACGTATGGCTGTTTAAGGAAGGCGCGAAACGCCTCCTCGTCGAGCGCAGGGTATATCGAATTACTGAGAGCAAGCGTCTTCTCTTTTGCCTGGCGCAATGATTCTTCTGCATGATCTAGAGCCGCTCGTGCTACCGCAAGCTGGTCGTTGAAGAATGTCATCGGTTCCTTTCGCGCTTCGATAAGGCTCAAGGGGCATCATAGACACCCCTTGAGCAAGCGACGCGCTACTGCAAAGCTAGAGTCGCAGCGACGCCGCGACGAATTACCCGTCAAGTGAACGTGCTCGAAAGCATCCTCTCTGCTCTCGCCTGTAGCGTCGCCGTTGTCGCGTCGTGCAGCGCGCAGGGCTGGCCCGCTTCCGTCGCGCAACGGCCCATGCACGAGATGTGAGAGGTTTTGATGCCGCACTGCTCGCACTGCTCGCTTACCCCCATCGTGTTATCGACGCGGCAGAAATAGAAGGCGAGCGGCTTAAAGACAGGCGGCCTCGTGTAATTGAACGATCTCCTCCACGACGGAAGAGACATGTTGTCGATGAGAAGCTCAACCACTTTCCCGGGGGTTAGCCCCCGGCGCGTGATGGCGCTGAGCAACTCTTCTGCTTTTTGTTGGTTCTTGACGAGCGCGAACGTGATGACCTTGCCCGCGCGTTGTGCGGTTACGATCCGCGCACCTGGGTATCTCGCTCTGAGCCGCCGCCTCGGGTTATGCCCGGGTGTCGGCGACTTGTACGAGATAGGCGCATACCCCTCCTTGAGCAAGTCGAGCAAGCTTGCCTTCTCCGGGGCGTCCGTCATAGCGACACCTCGCAGAGAAGCGTTCCCGCGCACACTTGCGACAACATTATCTGCTTGTGCATGATATTTGGGCCTTTCGACGTGCCTTAGTCTCACGTCAGAGGCGGGTCGGGCGCTTATGGGTTCTCAAGCCAAGCTCCCGGCCCTTTGTCAATTCCGCACACCGTTATCTTGCGATGGGGGAAGACGCGAAGGCCCGTCGCGGGTGCGAGCGCAAAGACGAACGCGCTCTATTACGTGGATCGTCAGAGGGCGGGCCTTGACGGCCCCCGCCTTTGCCCTCCTGATGCAGAGGAATACTAGAATTGCTATGAAGAGCAGGCGGGCGGTGCGCCTGATTCGCTTCACGCTTTTGACGACGACGAGGATCGCCCTTCTCTCAAGCTCCCTTATGTCGTCGCCTATCTCTTGCCCCGTCTCTCGCCACTCCGGGTACACGTTTGAAAGCGGTGAGGCGCAGACCGTTCGAGCGATGCGCGCCGCCTCTTCAAGCCGTCCCGTCGCGTGCAGCTCTACGGCCAGGCTGTTCAGCACGTCAAGGTAGAGGCGCGGATTGAACCGCGCGATTGCACGCGCGGCGGGCATGATGCCTTCAAGTATCGCGAGCGCGCGGCGGTGATCGCCCTCAATAGACATTAGTAAAGCGATTGCGCGTTGCGCTTCGATGCGCGTTGAAATATCTGCCTGCGGGATTCTTGAAACATCTTCGAAATACGAAAGGTAAGCATAAGGATTACCCTTGAATCGCTCCACCGCTCCCAAAGACAAGATCGCTCGCGCTCTGAATTCAGCGGGCGCGTTCTCCGCCGCTCTTTCAAATAGAGCTTGAGCCTGTCTTAAATCACCCTGACCGTTGTTTTGAACTGCCAGTCCTGAGTAGTAATCGGCAATGGCCCTATACTTTCGGCGGTCGGCCATTACCTGGCTAATCAGCCGTAACTCGTCGAACCTGCGGAGCGTAACCGCATGGTCGGCAAGCTGTATTAGCCCTTGCGCCGACACATCTTTCTGAAAGGACGATAAAGAAATGAGAATTAAACGAGTGTTCGCAACCCTGATACTCTGTCTGTATCTATCATTGACCGCCCTCGCGGGCCATACGACGCCGGGCGGCGCGTACTGCGATGGCGTGTGCGTGCAAAGCAAATGCTCCGTCTGCGGGGCAGCATGCACGGACGGAAACGCCCCTATCTCGCAAGATGAGAGCAAAGGCGCGTCAACTGATATGCCCGAGGACGTATTGGTGATTGCCTTTCTCTTGTTCATGGTCTATAGATTTCGCAGTTAACGGCTGAGCGGTCAACCAGCTTGAGCGGTAGGGGAGAGCTGGCTGGCCTGCTTTAGTCGGGTAACTCTCAACCAGCAGGGGCTAATCTTTTTAGTGCTGAGTCTTTTTGATTCTGTGCTCGTCGGATTATGCCCCTGCTTCCTTGTCACCGCGATACCTCTCTTTACATACGCTACTTCAGTCGCGAATCACTGCTATTGAGAACCGTTAATTCTCCGCAGGATTCGTTTCAGCTTGCAGCGCTGACACCAGAGCGATTCAATCCGCTCGCCTTTGAAATAATAAACGTGTATTGGTCGTCTACCGCATGACCAGCAAAGACCTTTCGCGGCGGTACTGTCATAGTGCTGATCGAACGCTTGCTGACTCAATTGATCGCCTCATCTCTACTAAGCTATCGCCACATTAACATACTAATGCGGTAGTAGTCTGATCAAGAAAATTCCCTTCCATTCGCCTCTCTAAAATCATCGTCATTTGCTCAGTTTTTCTGCCGGAGATTATCGGTCTGAGTAGCCGCGCATACATCGTGAAATATAACTCCGGGCGCGGCGTTGCTACTATCGCGCGCCATGATCCGTTATCTCATACGAAAGGTCGCTCAGAAGAAAGGCATCGCTAATCCTTATCAGCTCGCGCAGGCAACGGAGCTGCCGTATGAGTCTTGCCGTCGCCTCTGGGCCGATGATACATCGTCCATGTCGAAAGAGACGCTCGCCCGCCTCTGCGCAACGCTCAACGTGCAGCCTGCCGACTTGATTGACTGGATACCTGAGAATCGCGACCTCCCTCCTACGAAACGGCATCAGAGACGACGGTTATAATGGACATGGCTCTTATGAGCGCGCATCTAGCCGACGGAGATGCTTTTCTACAGTTGACGCATCGTGCTTCAATGCGTCCAGCAACGCAGAGACGCCGCAGATCGCCGCCTTCTCCTCGTCTTGTATATCACCGTTTTTAACCAGGGTGTTGTCCAGCGCGCGCAGGCTGAACATTACCCCGATCTTATCCGAAGCAATATCTCTCACGTCGCAGAGCACCAATTTGTAGACGCTGATTTCGGCGATGGTGCGCTCGGATTTTATATCAACTCGTGATTGCATCTTTTTCCCTTCACGCTCACAGCTTCTTAACGTACATCTCTAAATCAACGCGCTTGATACGACGCGCCCTGCCCGGCAACCGCTTCAGCTTGCCCTCCTGAATCGCCTCAATGATATGAGACTTACCCAGGCCCGATAGCGCGACAGCTTCATCTACTGTCAGCACGAGCTTGATCGCGAGCTGACGGAGGTCGCGCGCGGGGGCCGCCGCCGCGCCTGGCTGAGACATGGCCTGCGCGATTTGCAAGCCGACCTGCTGGCCGATAGATTGCGCGATGATCGCGACCTCTTCGCCACGACGCGCGATGGCTGTCGTGGCGGGCTGTCGCGGCTCCTCCATCTTCAGCTTGAGCGCGCTCACTTCCCTTTCGTCGTAGAGCGCGCGCCTGTCGTCGTCGTAGGTGACGTGCAGCAAGCCCTTCGCGGTGTAGCGTTCAATCGCGCGGGTTGAGGTTCCTAGTATTTCTGATGCTTCCTTCTTGGTTAGCTTTTTCATAATGGCCGCAAGATAGCACGACGGCGCGACAGCGACAAGCGTCGAGGTGTCGTGTCGTCAATCAACGTAATCGAACTCTATTCGGTTAATGACCTTATCAACCGGACATCTATTGTGCTTTGAAAACATCTCGACAAACCCTTCCGGCTCAAGATCAGGGAAGCCCTCAAGGATGCACTCTTCTTTCGTGATGGCGTTGAGCGGCTCGGGCCGATTGCTCACGCATCTACCCAGATCGAGATATACGATCTTCTCGCCTTTCTTCAACCCCTGGCACTGCTTAACCATGTTGAACAATTCGCCCGGTTTAAGGTCGGCCCATCCGAGGCGGCGAGTAACGCGCTTCGTGCGGTTCCTGATCTGTTCTTCTGTGATCATGAAGCTCATGTTTCTCGGCATCTGCTTACACCTTTCTAAAGCGCGTGCTATACTCAGCGCACTATGCAAGATCAATTAAACAACGGTCACACGCTTGCGGGCGGTCATGCGGTCACAAACGCCCGCCTCGGTCACGCCACGCCCGGCGGCAGAAATGGTCATACGGTCAGCGGCGGTAGAACAGCAATAGGCGGTCGCCTCAGTAATACTCCCGTCGTCGGACATACAATAGGAGGCGGCAGAACGGGTCATACAATTACAGGCGGCCACACCTGGAGCGGGGGGCATACGCTCGGGGGTGGGCATAGCCTCGTCGGCGGAAGATCCGGTCATACGTGTTGACGCGCCCGATGTGAACGCGAGGGAAGGCGGCGCACCATTGCGGCGCAGTCTTCCATTTCCAGGCAACAGTTCCGCCGATAAAAACAACATCGGCATTATTGGGAACGTCTTTCCTGGTCATGCCGTCTTGCACGGCGAAGGCGAGCTTGAACCCGTAAGACTCGACGACGACGCTCCACTTGTCCCACTCTTTAAGAGTGCCGTCGCGGTCGGCAACAACATCAGGGACAAGGGCCCAGAGCGGGGGCTGTCCCGCGAGCGCCGCCCGGTACGCCCATTCGAGTAGCTGAAGGTATGCAGGCTCGCTCCACGCGGTTCCGTTTTCCCAGGCAGGAAAACGGTTATTATCTAAAGCGTAAGGGAGCCATCTGTAGGGGCCGCGCTGCCCTGTCGGGCCGTAAAGATGACCGAGCAAGCCGGAGTATTTCGTCGCCCAATGATGCACGAGGGCTTTACTTGAATTTGCGGGCATAACCATCATAGGTTTGTATTCCTCACGCGCTCTTGCGCTCATACGACGACGACGTTACCTCGCACGCTCTGGCGTTCAGGTGATCTATCAGGTAGCGCGCGGCCCGGCGGTTCAACTCCTCAGGCCTCAGCTTGAAGAGTTCCGCGCACTCGCGCTCCGCATAGATCCCCGCGCTGTTTGCGATGGCGTTAATGCAGACAAGCTGCTTCGGGGTTACGAGACTGCTCATTCTGCGCGCAACGGGATCGCCTTCAAACGCTCGCACGGGAGCGACGGGAGCGAAGCGCGGAGGCTCAAGCCCGGACAGGTTAGAAAGCAGACCGCGCAGCTCGAAGAGAGCCAGGTCTATAGCAGGGGCATCGCGCTCTATCAGAGCGTCAATCCTGCCCTGTATCAATAGCCGTATATGCTCGACAGGCGACAAGCCCTGTCGTGTCGCGGTCCCTTCCGGCTGTGAATGATCTTTCATCGCAAATCCTCCCTATGCTATAGTCTCGCCACTATGGGACATGTATACGGTTCAGGCAGAATGGGTCACGTTCTAGGCAGCGGCAGAGCAGACCATTCGACCACAGGCGGTTGCTCTGGTCACAACACAACTAGCGGTCATACTATGTCTGGGAGCCACGCGCTTAGTGGTGGCCGCATAGTCCCGGGCGGTCGCACGGTAGCCGGCGGCTGCTCCGTTCATGGATTGATGGGCGGCTGATTTCATATAGTTTATGCCACGATGTTTGCCCCGTTGAGGTTCGTCATCGCCCCCGCCTTTCGTGCCTCGCGCCTGATGCGGCGTTACGCTATTCAATCGTCGCGTAGCTGCGCCAGGTATTTATAGTTGATCTAGGTTGAAGCCTCTGCCGGTGTACCATTCGCTGTAGGCATCACGCCCTTCCCTTGTCAGCGCCAGCTCATCTCCAAAGCCGCTTAGGAGTCCGGCCCGCTTCATCCGACCCCCGCGATTGGAGACCCCACGCCTTCAGGCTGGGGAGGAAAATCGCATCCCTGAGCCGCCTCAATGGCGGCGATAGGGATAACGTATTGGTTAGGGTACCGCTCCAAGATTACGAGCTTGCTTCGCTTTGACACTCCGCACTTGACGAATCCTGCTTTTAAGAAATAGTAGCCAGGATTTGTCGAGCGAATCTTGCGCGGATTGACGTAAGTGTAAAGCCGCTGATTCGGCCATTTCTCCCAAGCAAGTTCGCAGGCTTCCAATATCAAAGTGCTGCTTAAAATCTGTCCTTCGTTTCTGAATACAGCACAGTTGATTCCTTGCTGCCCATCATCGCTGATGAACTTTCGCCACACGAACAGAGCATCACAAGCGGCAGTTAGCAATACCCTATACTCGCCGGGGCCAACAAACTTGAGCGGCTTCCGACCGTCTTTGTATCGCCTGCGCGAATAATGACGGTCAAATAGTTCACGCGCTCGATAGTCCGCATCTTTAGCTTCGTACCAATAACCCTCTTTGAGTTTTAGATATTGCTGCGTTGCCATTAACCTTCCGCCCTTAGCAAGAGAAGCCCCGTCGTTTACGGCGCGGGAGTAGTTACCAGACCGATGTGAGGTTTGACCGCTGCATCAAACCAGAGCTTTCCATTTTCCTGTCCGGTGATGTAACCGCCGTTGCTCGCTTCGATCATTAGAATTGCCCTTGCTATGCTGTCGCTAATCATCGCCGCTTCCCCTTTCATCATGCAGACGCGACAACACGACACCCTGACACGTCGCGGTGTCGCGGTTATCTCTTAAAGTATGTTTGGGTTATTGAAGTCCGCGAAGCTCATCGGCTCGCCGCCTTCGCGCACGGCGAAAGCGCAGTAATCGTCATAGCGAGCGAGCAGCAAATCAATGTTCGACGGGCGCTTGATTCGCCTTTCTTCCGCTTCCTCTGCGGCGGCGTGCGCCTCTTTGAGTCGCTCGAATGCTTCGCTCTTGTTAGGCGCGGGCTGCGTGGTAAGTGTATTCATGTTTGTCTCCGTTGTGAGTCTTCGCTGCTTTATTTGCAGTCTGTTAATGTCATTACAGCTAGGAATTCTACAACAAGTTAGTAGCGTGGTCAAGAAAATTCTACAACAAGTTAGTAAAAACTGCTTGCAATTATCAAAAATGTGTAGATAATAGCGGCTATGGTGAATAGCTCGTCACAAAAAGTTAGTAAGCCGCGAGCGCGAAACTTGCAACAAGGAAGAAGAAAAGCTAAGCTTCGGCGCGTGATAACTTTCATAGTTAAAGAGATTGCGATTCGGGCAGGCTTTAAGAACCCGAATGAGCTTGCGGAAGCAACAGGCTTGCACTATGAGAGCGTTCGCCGTCTCTGGACCGGGACTTCGCGGCGGCTCGATTTAGATACCCTTGAGAAGCTTTGCCTGACGCTTCAGGTTCCTCCCGGCCAGCTATTCTCTTTTGATTTCGAGTTCAAGAAGACGGATAAGCAATGACCGCTCTTGCTGAAAAGTGTAATTACCTGAAATGAGGTTAAGGCAAATAGTCGAACCCCTGTTAGAGCTTTCGCGCTTGCAATTAGCAGCGCGTGAAACCATGTGAAACAAGGAGTAAGCCATGCCACAATCCGGGGCTGCACCATCAAGGGGTAACGCGATTCAAGATTACGTCACCGTAGCCGAGCGCATAGAGAAATTCTATGAGCGGTTCCCTGAAGGCAGGATCATCACGAACATCATAGAGCACGAGAGGGAGACGGGCTTCATCCTGTTTCAGGCGATGATCTACAGGAACGCGACCGATGAGACGCCCTGCGCGACAGGACATGCGTATGAGATGAAATCAGAGGGCCACGTTCAGCGCACTAGCTATATCGAGGTAGGAGAGACGAGCGCGGTAGGCAGGGCGTTAGCGATGGCGGGCTTTGAAGTGAGAAGGGGGATCGCAAGCCGGGAAGAGATGAGCAAAGCGTCGAGAGCCGACGGCTCTGGGGCTGTGACTGATGCGAAGAAAGAATCCTTCACTGAGGAGAATTGGCAGGCGGGCGAAGGCGCGCGAAAAAACATCACGGATAAAGAGCTTGTTGCGGCTGAGCGTACCGGAAAGACTGTGCATGATCTTCGCGGCTACATAGCGGAGAAGTACAAGACGCGCGAGCCCTGGGCGCTGACGGCGCAACAGGTCGCTGACTACGGCAGCTATCTCGGGAAGGTGAAATAGTGAATTGCACTTCTCAAAATATGGATTCAGGTGTATGCTCCGAGACCTAGCGCCTCGCTAGAAAGAAAGAGACCCGGAAGCGTTCCAACCGCCGCCGGGTCAAGATGGTTATGAGGTCGAACTTGCGGAACGACTCACACCGGAAACAGGCTGATACTATCACCCGATTACTCGCGTGTAAAGCCCTATTTTCGTTGTGCGTCTTCCGCGACCGGAGAACGCACGATGGTAAGCTTCCCACCCGATAGACGCACCTTAACTCACACACATACCGGGGCGACCTCTAAAGCGGAGGTTTCAAGATGAGCATTCAAGTTATGAATCTCGTGTGGCAGAACGCGCCATACCAGGAAGGCACGCTGCTCGTTTTGCTAGCTCTTGCCGATTGGTCAGACGACGACGGTAAATCATTCCCTTCAATCCCAAAGCTTTCTATCAAAGCGCGGCAGAGCGAGCGGAACATCCGCTACGCGCTGAAGCGCCTCGAAAAAGACGGCGTCGTCGCGATTAAGAGGGCTGTAGGCAGGGGCAATCAGAGTACCTATCAGATCAACCTGGCGAAGCTCAGGCAGATGCCCGCCGTCGGAATAAAAGGTGAAAATATTGCAGGTTTTAGAGGAGGGAGAAAACCTGCAAAGTCGAACAGGGAAAACCTGCAAAGTCGAACGGAAAACCTGCAAAGTCGAACAAGCCCATCATTTGTTATGAACCATCATGATAACCATCATGGTAATACGTCATCATCAGGCGACGACGCGAAGGTATCTCAGATGCTCTCTCATGACGGAGGCCAGGCGGATGCGAAGCAAGAGAGGGCTTGCCGCTCGCTCTTAAAGAGATTTCCCGCCGAGCCTGTAGAGCGATTCCTTGCCTGTTACGACGATGCTGTCTCGCAGATTCTTCCGCCCGGCCAGAAGCGCACCCGGGAGAGATGGCGCGAGGTCTTCCTCGGCTGGCGCACGGTAGAGACCTACTTCCCGCAATGGCTCAAGCTCAACCCTGCGTCGTCGTCGAACGGTCGGGATGATTGGCGTTCGGCTACCCGCAAGATAATAAGCGGCCTGAACTGCGATGTCATGACGGATACAGAGCTGAAGCACGTCGTCGGGCTGCTCGACGAAATTGACGAAGGCCGGGGAGACTTCGCGGTATTTAAAGCGCTCCTAGAAAGCCCTGAGTTGCCCGCCGGGTTGAGGGAGAAGTGTCTGGCGGTCGCGGATGGGCGCGTTGGAGGAGCGAAGCGATGAACAATTCAAAAGACAAAGAGGGCGAAGATCAAACCGAAACACGCGAATGCGATCAGGCGACATCTTTCGACGTGCGTGAGTGGACCGAAGCGGATTGGCGGCGGCTAGAGAACACGCTGCACGTCGCATGGGTCCGAAGAATGGCGCGATTGAATTAGGGGATATATGAAGCACATTGTTGGGTTCTCAGGCGGAATAGACTCTCAGGCTTGCGCCCGTTGGGTGCTGAATCGCTTCGGCCCTGAAGATACGATCATCGTTAATTCAGACGCTGGCGGCAACGAAGACCCGATCACTACAGCTCATGTCGAATGGTATTCCGAGAATGTTCATCCTGTTGTGATGCTCTCGCCAATCGTCGCAGACATGGGCGGTCGAGCGAAGGGCAAGATCGCCGAGCTAGGGCTATCCCCGAACGATCCGCTCACCTTTGACCTGCTCGCAATTCTTAAACAGCGCTTTCCGAGCCGGAAAGCGCAATTCTGCACCGAACACCTGAAGCTTATACCGATGCTCCGCTGGCAGCAGCTAGTCTTCAGCGTGGGCGGTCAGTACGAAAGGGAGGATTACGAGCGGTACGCAGGGGTTCGCCGCGATGAAAGCGAGAAGCGTAGACACGCTTTAGAGCGAGAGTGGGACGCCCTATTTGACTGCTGGCTGAATCGCCCACTCGTAGAGTGGGATAAGCAGCGATGCTTCGATTACGTGCATTCTCACGGGGAAGAATCGAATCCTCTTTACAGATTGGGCTTTAATCGGGTTGGCTGCGCGCCGTGTATCAATTCGGGCAAAGATGACATCCTGGCGTGGGTCCAAAGGCGGCCCGCGATGATCGAAAAGATTCGCGTTTGGGAAAACCGCGTTGGTCGCCCATATTTCCCGCCGATGGTTCCAGGCATGTATATCAACTGGATTGATGACGTTATTCAGTGGGCGCAGACCTCGCACGGCGGCAGGCAGGCGAACTTTCTGCGCGTCTTGAATGATCGACCTAACTGCGAGAGCAAGTATGGATTATGCGAGTGAGCAGCGGTCATTGATGACCGCAGAGATTCAGTAGAAATGTAACGGAGGAAGATGATGGAACCAGCAACCGAGATCAACAGGAAATCGCGCAGGGGAGGCAGAGCGAAGCAGGCGAACTTGCCCGGCATGGAAGATCGCAGGATCAAAGACATTCACAGCGCGGCAGAGAGTTACGTCGCCGTCCGTGATGAGCGCATGCGGCTCACAACCGAAGAGGTGGAGGCAAAGAAGAAGCTCGGAGAGGCATATGAAGAAGCACAACATGACGAGCTACAGCTTCGACGGGCTTCAGGTGACCGTAGAGCAAGACGTTGTCGAGACAGTTAAGGTCAAGGTCGCGAAGAAAGAGGAAGAGTGATCTCCAGCAAGCTGATAACACTTGAAAGACGACTGCCTGAGCGTGATGCAATCAGGGTCTTTCCTGCGCGTAACAAGTGGACACCTGACGACGAGCTTGCATTCGTCGGCGATCCTCCTCTTGAAGCATTTCGGCCTGGCACGCCTGATACTCCCGTGCTTGTCAGCGTTACCTTCACCTGGCATCGTCGCGAAGGCGAAAGGCTTCAGGCTGCGTGGGGTCAATATTACAGGGACGTGCGAATTGGCGGGCCTGCTTATGGTAACCCCGGCGGTGAGTTCACGCCGGGGCTGTTTATAAAGCGCGGCTGCACGATCACAAGTAGAGGATGCTCAAAGAAGTGTGGTTGGTGTGATGTGCCGACCCGTGAAGGCGCGATCCGCGAGCTTGATATTAAGCCGGGCTGGATTGTGCAGGATAACAACCTGCTTGCCTGCTCAGAAGATCACATCCGCCGCGTTTTCGAGATGCTCAAGGAACAGAAGCGACGAATCTATTTCAATGGCGGCCTTGATAAGCATTACTTGAAAGACTGGCATCGGCTCCTGTTTGACTCAATCCATATAGGCGAGCTGTGGTTTGCCTGTGATACCGCCGCAGACATTCCGCACTTAGAGAGAGCCGCGAAAATCTTAGACGGCATCCCGCTCAGAAAGCGGCGCTGTTACACGATGATAGGTTATGACGGCGAGAGCCTGGCAGATGCAGAGCGCAGAATTGAGCGCGTCTTTCGATTAGGTTTCATGCCTTTCTGTCAACTCTACCAGCCGGAGGAAACGAAGGTGTACCCGCTTGAGTGGCGACAGCTTCATCGGAAATGGTCACGCCCGGCGGCCTATATGCCTGGCGTGAGCGAGGGCGAAGGCTGAAGGCTATGACGACGATTCATCTGAGCGCAAATGAAGCATCACGCCTCGGCCTGCTTGAGCCGATAGAGGATGCATTCTGCGCCCAGATGGTCAGGGCGGGCCTCGACGTTCGTGAGCGTGATGTTCTGTTTCACGACGAGCGGCAATGGCGCGCGGATTACGTCGTCGTCGTGTGTGACTCAGGCGGGCGCACTCATCGCGTCATGGTAGAGCTTGACGGCGGCATCTTCGATAACTCACGCGGCCCGGCCTGTCGCGTGTGCAGGCGACCGCAGCCGGGCGCGCACGGCACAGGCAAAGGGATCATGCGCGACATCGAAAAATCAAACGAGGCTCAACGGCTCGGCTACTTGTTTGTAAGAATCCCAACTCATTGGGTAAGGGACTCGCGCGGCAATATGATCACGCGCGGGATCGACTACCTGCAACTGTTCATCGAAACGATAAAACAAAAGAAGGTCACAGATGGATCAAGCAACAAAGACAGGCGAGCTGCCCGGCCCGGTATCGTTCGTGCAAAACGAGGACGAAGCTATCCTCGTCGTAGAGCTTGAGGCGAAAGACATCACGACGGCCCACGTCAGCGCGACCGACGGCGTTCATCATTACCGCATATCGGTCCCGTCAGTGTTGATCCCTCAGAGCGCACAGGAGGGCGAGACCCTGTTCATGCTCTGCGTTCGCAAGGGCGTGATAGAGGCGGCGATGCAGGGCGTTGAAGACGTAGAGATCGCCGATATGGTAAGGCACGTCGCGCCGAGGCTCATCGAGGGCATCGTCTCAGACTGCCCCTATAAGATCACTCACGTCTACGTGCAAGAGATTTCAACCAACAGGGACACGCCCATCGTCTCGCCTGTCTGCCCCGTCGGAGTCTATACGACAAGACTCTACCCGTGCGTGCTGCCCGCCGTTTTCCTGGTAGACGGCGCTGAGCCAGGCTCTAAGCACACAATCGTTTCTTTCCCTGGCACGATCAGCGCGGAGAAGCTCGACGGCTTGATCCGGGCGGCGACGGAAGGCGGTGCGGAATGAGCTTGATATGGACCGAGGCGCAGGGGGCAAGCCCCTTCGATTATCTCTCTCGTCTTCTTTCGCGCGCAGGGGTAGCTATAGACAGGATGCTCACGCGCCTGCTCATCAAAGACGCGCCCGTAAAGCCGAGGCGGATCACGGCGACGATGATCGTCTGCGGCGACTGCGCCGGCAGGGCAGCAAACCCGCGAAAGACGATGCTCGCGGTTGACGCGCTTTCCGGTGAGAGCTGCTGCGCAGACTGCGGCGGTCGATCATACGTGCTTGCTTCCAAGATGCGCGCAAGGTTGGAGGTCGAAGGTTGAGCGTAGCGAACGCGACAATGAGCCAGGCGATGCGCGTCTTAACGTCTCGCGGCACGGTGCAGTATTACACGCCGCCCGAATACATTGAGAATCGAAGAAAAGGGTAGTATGGAAAAAGCAATAAGTGAAGTGATAGCAAAGCAGTATGACCTTAGAACCCCAGAAGGCCAAATGGGTGAATTTGCAGAAAAGGTAATATGGGAACTATCACCGCATTCAAAGCCCGATGAATCTGACCCGATGGAAACGCTCAAACGATTGCTTGATGAGCGTGAAAAGCTTCAGGGTCGAATTATCAATGCTAATGCCCTTATCAGTGACCTGTCGGGTGAGGATATAGACGATGCTCTTGAGGCCGACTTATCCTTGCGTATTCTAAGTTGGGCTACCCATGTTGATGCTTTCCAGCTTGCGGCAAAGCTGAATGAGCATAGAGCGATACAGCTTGAATACATAATCGGTCGCGCCGCGAAAGAATTGCTATCTCTTAAAGTGTCGGTGACTCCAAATACGCCAGCGTATGCCGCAGTAGATTTCGCACGCCATCTACGGATGACCGAAGGCGACTCTGAGGCTGATACCGACTTTGACGACATAATAGACCCTGAATGACCGGCAACAGAATCCCCTGCGTTCACGCGGCGGGAGGTTTCAATCCAACACGAAAGGAGAATCCAATTAGGAAGCTGAAAACCTGCTAGAAACTCACAAGGGGCGGCTCGTCGGGGGACGGGCCGCTTCCTACAACAGACAACAGCGCGCAGCAAGACGCGCAAACTCACGACGGAGACGACATGGCTGAGAAAACAAGTATCGAATGGACTGACGCGACATGGAACCCGATTCGGGGTTGCTCACGGGTTTCTGAAGGCTGTCGTAACTGCTACGCGGAAGGGATTGCCGCGAGGTTCTCTGGAGCAAGGCGAGCCTACGAGGGACTCGCGCAGATGACGACGAGCGGGCCGCGATGGACTGGCGAAGTGCGTTTGATTGAGGACCATCTTCAAGACCCGCTAAGGTGGAAGAGCCCCCGCAGAATATTCGTCAACTCGATGAGCGATCTATTTCATGAATCAATTCCTGACGAGTGGGTAGATAGAATCTTTGCCGTCATGGCGCTTGCACCGCAGCACACCTTTCAGGTTCTGACGAAGCGAGCGGAGAGGCTTCCCGGTTACTTTAGCCAGATACATCACTGTGGCCCGTATACCGACGTTATTACGCGGATTGCGGCTCACACGGAGACTATCGCGCCTATTAGACTCAGAAAGCTATGGCCTCTGCCTAACGTGCAGCTCGGCGTCTCGGTCGAGGATCAGAAGACGGCAGATGAGCGCATACCACATCTACTCAATACACCCGCTGCTGTTCGCTTTATTTCAGCGGAGCCGCTGCTCGGGCCGATTGACGTTGAACGGTATCTTGACCCTACAGGGTTCCAATGCATTGACCCTGACTGCGTTCACCGTTATCTCAAGTTTGTCGATGAAGACGATTATGAAACGACATCGGATAACGACCCGATATGCCGTGACTGCGGCCAGGTAGGAACATGGACGGGTTATGAGCGTGGGGTTGATTGGGTGATCGTCGGCGGCGAATCAGGACACAGCGCGCGGCCCATGCATCCACAATGGGCCAGGGGCTTGCGCGATCAATGCGATGCAGCCGGGGTGAGCTTCTTTTTTAAACAATGGGGTGAGTATCGGCCTTTCACCCAAGCCGAAGTGGATGATCTATCAACGCCGGGGAGGCTTGTTGATGCTTACTGCGAGTGTGGGTATTACTGCGATGAAGCAGTCGGACACGTAGATCACGGAGCATTCCCGATGCGTCGCGTAGGCAAAAAGAAGGCGGGCCGCTTGCTCGATGGCCGAACCTGGGATGAGTTCCCTAACACAACGGAGCAGCATGACAGCTAAGAAACTAGATAGCGCGCAGCGTCGTCGTCCTGCATCGAATAAAGACCGCCTGGCTGACGATCCTGTCTACCTCGTGCCTATGGAGTTATCGACCGACTACATCGCCGTGAGCCTTGAGAGGGCGTCGCTGCTCGGTCTTGAGCCGCGCCTTGTTCAGAAGAGCAAGCGGAAATGACCAGACGGGCGCGAGGCGCGACGCACCGCTTCTGCGTCCACTGTGAGCGGTTGAAGCTCGTCGAGGAGATGGAGCCGTTATCGTGCGGGCTTCCTTCGGATTGCTGTAAAGAATGCGCGAGGGAGATAGACGATATGCTTGAGCAGGGGCGTGAATTCTTACTCAAGAAGTGGGAGGCGGATGCGAAGCGAGAGCGCGAAAAGGGGTTGAGATGACTGCCTATCAGATATATAGAGGCTCTGACGGCGCAATGACCCGCCGCTTTTATGCTGCGCTTGAGAAGCGCGGCCCGGTCGGCCTCGTGGCGATGAATCTATTCAGGGCGCAGAAATGCTCTAAGCGGGCGAAGAAGTACGGCCCTTATGCTGGCGTTGGCGGCTCATCCTTTCGCGACCTCGCATACGAGCGCAAGGCTTACTCGCTAAAAGAGCTTGTTAGTGTCCTCAAAGAACACGGAGCTGCGCTCGGCATCATGTTTGGCTGGGGAAGAGACGAAGCGCAGGGCGTAAACAAGTGGGTGCTGTACGTGGAGCTGCCCGGCGACGGCGGGCCTCAAATTCAACAGGTATCTTTTCACTCGCCTGATCGCTACGACGGGCCTGACTACCCCGGCAAATGGGACGGGCGGCACGCGAGTGAAGAGAGAATAATCAGCTTTTGCCAGAAGGTATTCGATGGACAAACAAGAGACCAGGCGAGCCGCGCTGAGAGTGTTATCGCGGCTCATTGACGACGCGCTTTACCGCGCAGAGGTAGACGAGCGAGACGCGGCTGACCCCGAAGAGGTCAGGGCAATAGAGCTAGAGCTTGAGCGCATGGCCGCCGCCTTCAGGCACACGCAGAGCTACGCGGTGACGTTCTACGACGAGCAGGGCAAGGCCGTCTTGCAAGACAGCTTCACCTATAACGGCAAAGAGAGCAGGCAAGAGTTTCCGATAGCAGCCGTCGGCAATGTTCTCTCCGTCAGCCGTGAAGAGGCGGAGCGGCTGGGCATTAGGACTCATAGCATCGCCGTCGTGAGCGATGCGATAAAGAAGCAAGACGCTCTTGCTCAGAAGCGCGCTCAGCGTAAGAGCAGGCCGAAGATGAGGACGATTACATCTACAAGGAAGGTGAGAGCATGAAGGAGGACGACGAATATGCGGCAAACGAAGGGCGCGAGTTCTTGCCCTTGATTCTTGAAGGAGAAGCTCTTGAGATCGACCTTGAAGAGAAAGACGATTGGGAAATCATTACTTGGCTTGAAGAGTTAGGCTACAGATGGAACGGCGGAAGCTGGATCGCAGCCTAACACGGAGTTACAGCATGTCACTCAAGCAATCAATCGAGCAGTTAGGCGTCGAGATACTGGCGAACGGAGACGAGCAGCGCGTTATGCTCCGCTGCTCGGACCGCCGCGTGCTGTCTCTTGCCCTTGCCATGATCGCAGGGCAGCTATCAATAGCCGCGCCCGAGATCCGCGTATGCACGATAGATCATAGGTACAGGGCTGCTACATACCCCAGGGAGCATTACGAAGCATTGCTTGATCATCTCTGGGAAGGCGAATACCCTGCAAGCATCTCCGTGCTATTGCAGGGTATTCGCAGGTAGCGTCCGATAATCCCGCTGCTTGGCATATTTGATATTTGAAAGAGGGGGTAAAAGTAGCCGTTCTCGTCTGCGGGATCCGGCAGACATTCAGGGCTACGCTCGAGGGTAGACGTTAATAGCTACGCGGGATCTCTGCGCGGCTGAGCTTGCCCGCGCGGGCCGGCGCAGTTGCTTTTGG